TGCCCGAAATAATTTGGGCAAAGTCGTGTTTTCCGCTTGACTCTGCTTTCCGAATCAAGATACTCAACCGGATAACGAGCGTGGGGACGATTCAAGCGATGGCCAACGGCCTCAAAACTGCGACAGCACTGATAACAAAGGCTCCGGGTTCAGCCGGGACTTTTGTGCTGAGCAGCACCGCGCTTGACCGTGACCAAGACACCATCACCATCGACGCGCTGCGGAGCGCAGCAGCTAAAGCTGGCAATTTGCTTTGCCTCTGGCAGCACGACCGCCACCAACCAATCGGCTATTGGGAAAAGCTGCGTGTCGAGGGCACAAAACTGCTCGGCGATTTGCGGCTTGCGTCAACCAATCTCGGCCAGATGGTCACATCGCTTCTGACAGACGATGTTCCGTTGGCGTCGTCCATCGGGTTCATGGGTTCCGGTCGCCCAAATGATTTCGGCGGCATCACATATAACGCCATCGAGCTTCTTGAATGCTCTGTCGTTAGCGTCCCTGCCAACCCGCAGGCAGTCCGCATCGCAAAGAATTTCGGCCTTGACCTGTCGTCAATGGCAATGCCGAATGGGGCCGTGTCGTGCCCAGCCGCCTCGCAAGAGGCAATCCACGCTGCAAAGCGGGCTGTCGCTCGCACAAACCTTTTTCTGAGGACACGGACATGAATCTCGCAGAACGCATCGTTGCGGCCGAAACCGCACTGGTCACCAGCAAGGACAGCCTCAACGCTGCTGTCAAGGCGCTCGAAGCAGCGCCGAATGAAGAAAGCCTTTTGATGCAGGTCGAGGAATTGACCGGCAGCGTCGAAAAGCAGACGACCACCATCGGCGCGCTGCGCAAGGCCGAAAAGGCTTTGGCTTCGCGCGCAGCCCCTGCCGGCACCGAGGGTGGCCCCGGTGCGCCCGCCATCATCCCGAACATGAACCACCTGCGCACGCCCAAGGGTGGCGGCGAGCTGATGTGGAAGCACGCAACCGCCAAGCTGCTCGCGCATGTTGAGAAGAAGTCGGTGGACCAGGTCATCGAGGAACGCTACCCCGACGACAACCGCGTCAAGGCAACCCTCGATTTCATTTCCAAGTCGGCGGAACAGATTGCCGTCACCAGCGTGCCTTCCTGGGCCGGTGAACTGGTGCAGGAAGATGTCCGTGGCTTCATGGGCCAGCTCACCGATGTCAGCGTTGCGGCGCAGCTCATCACGTTCGTCCAGAACTTCGACTTCGGCGGCTATGGCTCCATCAAGATTCCCAATGCCGACCCGATTGGCAATGAACTGACCGAGCCGGCATGGGTCGGTGAAGGCGGCGTCATCCCGGTCACCAGCTTCGGCTTTGGCAGCATGACGCTGAACCCCTACAAGCTCGCCGCCATCACGACGATGAGCAAGGAAATCACCACGCGCTCCACGCCGGCAATCGAAGGCATCGTGCGCGAGCTGATGCGCAACGCCTATGCCAAGGTCGTTGACCATGCAATCCTGACGCCGACCATCAACGCTGTCGCCGGTGTGCGGCCCGCATCGCCGTTCTATGGCGTCACGCCGTTGGTTCCTGCGGCCGGTCTGCCGGAAGAAAATGTCCGCGCCGACATCCTGACGCTGCTGAAGGCGATGACCGTCAACAAGCTCGGCCAGCGCCCGGTGCTCATCGCCAACAACCTCAATGTCCTGTCCGCAGGCATGATGGTCAACGTGATGGGCGACTTCCTCTACAAGACCGAACTCAACGCCAATCGCCTGCTCGGTCTGCCGAAGGTGAGCTCCGGCCATGTCCCGCTCGACATGCTCGCAGCCCTGGATGGCGCCTTCATCGCAATGGCGCTCGGCGGCATTGAATTCGATGTCAGCGATGTCGCAACCATCACCGAAGCCAACGCCGATGGCACGCCGCCGTCTCAGGCACTGCCCGGTGAAGCCGGTCGTGTCGGCCCCAATGGTGGTCTGGCGGTCGGCGCTGCCGGCGTTCAGTCGCGGTCGCTGTGGCAGACCTACAGCCTCGGCATTCGGATGGTCGCGCACCTCAGCTGGGGCAAGACCAACCCGAACGCGGCGCAGTTCATGACGGGCATCAACTGGGGCTAACACACCCAGGCCTGTTTTGGGCCTCAGGCGGGAAGGGCAGTGGCGCAAAGCTGCTCCCCTTCCCGCCTCTGGATTTACAAGGAGCGGATTTGATGTTTATCGTTGAACAAGGATTTTTGGGTCGCAGATTGCGTCGCATTTCCTTTGCCGATATTCAGGCTGGCCTTGCAGATGGCAGCATCGCGCGGCTCATGGCCAATGTGTTCCGGCGCATTTCTCCCGCTCCAACTCCGCCAGACCCAGACCCTGAACCCGACCCCGAACCAGACCCTGAAGAAGTGCTCAAGGCTGAAATTGCCGGCCTGAATGTGTATGACCTTGACGCTTGGGTTCAAGCGCACGAGGCCAATCTGCCTTGCCGCCCAGATGCATGGGCAACGGTGCCGCTTCAGGCAAAGAAGGATTGGGTTGTTGAAAACTACAACTACAATCCGCTTGCGCAATCAGTGCCGGTTATCGCCCCGGCCCCGGCCCCGCGCGCCGCCGCCCCGACGACACCCCCTAACGCGGTCGCGGCCCCGGTCGCGGCCCCTACCCCAGCCGCCCCGGTCGCGGCCCCTAGCGCCGCCCCTACGCCGCCCCCAGCCAAAGTGACAAAGCCCGCCAAGTAAAGGACGCCTGATGGCGAGCGCACCTTCATTCATTGCTAGGGTTCAGCAGACCATCAAAGGTTTGGTGTCAAGCGAAGGCTCGTGGCGCGGCCCGTTCAATGGAATGGGCGAGAATGGCAACATGTTCCAGATGGGCGAACTGGAAGATGGCTGGCAGCGCAATCTCTTTGTCAACGGGATGACCGCGCGGCATGTGCCGACCGCTTATGCTTGCGTGATGAGCATCGCTCGCGCAACATCGCAGTGCTACCCACTTCACGTTCGCAAGACTGGAAATTCATACGAGCAAGTGACGAACTCCGCTGCGTTCCGTGTGATGAACCGGCCAAACAGCTATCAAACGACACCCGGCTTCCTGCTGAACATGATTGCCACCGCATTGTTTGAAGGTGAGGCGTTCGCCTTTGCCACGCGCAACGACCGCAATGAAGTGAACGCCATTCATCCGATGGCAAACACATCGACAAGCGTTCGCATTGCTGAAGATGGCTCCATTTACTATGCCTTCGGCAGCAACCAGCTGGCAGGAACAGACCCGTCATTCATCGTCCCGGCGCGTGATGTCATTCACTTGAAATTCCACACGCCTCGCCATCCGCTTATCGGTGAATCGCCAATCAAAGCTGCGGCTCTGGCGGTCGGCATCAACGTAGCATTGAGCACCTCGCAGAACGCCTTTTTCAATCGGATGAACCGCGCCAGCGGGATTTTGTCAACTGAACAGTCGCTCACCAAAGAGCAGATGATGCGGTTGCGCGAAGCGTTCGATGCCCAGAGTAAGTCGTGGGCGCAAGGCGGAATGCCAATCCTCAGCAACGGGTTGAAGTTTCAGCAACTGTCAGTCAACAGTCAGGACGCGCAGCTTGTCGAAGCGCAACGCATGTCCATCGAGGAAATTTGCCGCGTGTATGGCGTGCCGCCAGAATTGGTCGGCAGCACCGGCAAGACAGCCAACTCCAACACTGAAGCTCTCATCAGCCATTGGCTGAGCATCAGTCTTGGAAGCTATTTGGAGCACACAGAGCGCACATTTGACGCGCTGTTTGGCCTTTCCGGCACCGATTACATCGAGCTTGACACGACAGCGTTGCTCCGCACCAGCTTTGAAAAGCGCATCGAAGCCCTCACCAAAGCTGTTCAGGGCGGCTTGTTCACGCCCGATGAAGCTCGCGGCAAAGAGGGCTATGGCCCAACGCCCGGTGGCAACAGCGCATTTCTTCAGCGCCAGATGGTGCCGGTCAACCGCATCAACGAAATTCTCGACAATGAGTTGGCCAAAGTCGCTGCCAACGCTGCGCCGCCAGCTGCGCCGCCAGTTACAGATGAGCCTGAGCCATCGCCGGATGACGTCAAGGCGCTGATGAACAAATTCCTTGCGATGAAGGTCAAGGCGTGAACGAAAACCTCATCAAAGCGATTGCTGACTCTGTCGGTGAAACGCTGCTGAGCGAGCGCGGGCGGACTAGCGGCGGACTAGCCTTGCTCGCCGAACAAATAAAGAATGCTGAAAGCGCGTTTTCGAGCAAAAACGATGAGCTTACAGCCACGGTCGATGCTGCAACGGCATCGCTGAAGGCGGATTTGCGCGGTGTCGCTTCTGGTGTTGCGGAAGCTCTGGCGGAAACAGCCGGCATCAAGTCGCGCTTGTCGGATTTGCAGGCGCGGCTTGCAGATTTGGCTACCACCGAGGCTTTGTCCACGCACATCGGGACTTTTGAAACGACGCGCACTGAACTGCTCGGCTGGATTGAAGATTTGAAGTCTGCGACCGAAACCGCAGACACGCTGCTCGGCTCGCGCATCGTATCGGAGATTGGCGAACTCAAAAGTGCAATCGACGGCGATTTGGCAGGCTTTGCGCTCAAGCTCAATGCTTTTGAAGAAGCCGCTGCGTCGGCAGCCAAGTTTGTCCAGACGCACTTTGCAGAAAAGCTGACCACGCTTCAATCCGCTTTTGAAGCCAAGTTGCTTTCTGTCGAAGGCGAACGCTCGGCAGCTGCAGCAGAACATTCGGCGCGGCTTTCGGCATTCAGCGATGAAGTTGCCAAGTTGCTTGATGCGGTGTCGAAGCAGGACATTGCAGCTTTGGAGAGCGGAGCTGCATTGACGGCGCTTGAAGAGCAGCACGCTGCGCTTGCACCGCAGCTGGCCAACGCCTTCGCAGCCATCGAGGAAACCAAAAGCGCAATCGAGGCCAGTGCTTCAAGCATCAAGAGCGACATTCAGCTAATCCGCGCTGGCCTTGAAGCGGATGCGGTCACGTTTGCAGAATTGGCATCGCGCTACCCAGAAAAAGGCGACAAGGGCGATGACGGCGAACCCGGCGTCGGCATCATCGTCAAGCAGTGGGAACCTGGCATTTACCGCGAAGGCTCGATTGTCCAATATGACCTTGGTCGCTATGCCAAAGCGTTGCGCGACACGGTGGATGCACCGGGCGGCGGCGGCGATGATTGGGCGCGGCTCGGCACTTCTGGCTTTGGTTGGAAGGGCGTCAAGCGCGAAGGTGAAGCCTATGAAGATGGTGACTTCTTCATTGATGATGGAACGGCATTTCTCGTCATCGGCGGCAAGGCCCGCATGTTCGCCAAGCGCGGCGAAAAGGGCAACAAGGGCGACAAAGGCGATAAAGGCGACATTGGCCTTCCAGCGCCAGCAGTTGTCGATGTGACAATCGCCGAGAACAGGATGACCTTTTTGCGCGAAGATGGCGAAATGTTCGGCGTCCCCCTCGATGCTTTGGCGCCTTTCATCAAGATGCAAACTGAATTGGCCGTTGTTGACGCTCTCAAGAAACTGGGGCTTGTCCGCTGATGCCGACTATTGAACAGCTGCGCGTTCGCATCGGCTTGGCTGAAGATGACGCCTCGCGCGACCTTGAATTGGCCGCTGCTCTTGCGTTCGCCATCGCCCTCATTGAATCATATCTCGACCGCAAGATTGAATTCCTTGATGACGAGCAGGCGTTTGAAGGCCGCGGAACAATTCTGCTTCGCCGTTGGCCGGTTGTTGTCGGTTCTGTCATTATCGAAACGGAAAATGGCAGCTATCTGACGTTGACGCGCACCCGCGTCGATTATGCGCGCGGGATGATTTTTCACCACTCATCCTTCCCTGTCGTCGTCAAATGGAAAGGCGGTTTTGAAACTTATCCGCCAGATTTGCTATGGGCAATCATCGCTGCATTCGATGCCGCTTGGGCGGCGACACCAGGGTGGGGTGCAGAAACGGGCGGCAATCTCATCGTTGGTGCTGGCGCCGTTAAAAAGGTCAGCCTTGTCGGCATCGGTTCCGTTGACCTTGATGTTGGAGCCAAGGCATTGGCCGCCGGTGAAGGCGGCGGGAGTGACCCTTGGGGCATCCTGCCAGGTTCAGTCACGACAATTCTCGACCGCTACAGCCGCGAGTCAGTGTTGGGGGTCGGCTGATGGTCTTGCCGACAACATCATTCCTCAAAGCCACTTTTGCGCCAATCTTTGAATTGATTGATGCTGCTGGGGAAGATGTTGTTATCCGCGAAAACACGGCGCCAAATACCTTCACCAATCATCCAGCTGTGAAGGCCAAACCAAAGCCGATGACGATGGAAGATTTGAAGGATGGAAGCCCAGCAAAGCAAGGTGATTTGTTCCTCATCGTTCGCGCAGATGCTTTCCCTGTTGCGCGCCGCTTGGAGCAGAAAGACCGCGTTCATTTTCGCGGGCGCGATTATGCCGTTATTAACGATGATGCCAACCAATACAGCATAGGCGGAACCGTTTATGCTCGTGTTCTGCACGTGAGGGGGTGATGGCCTCTCGTCTTGCCAGACCATTTAGGTGGCCGACGCGCCGCCAGCTGGCGGAACCAGAAAGCCCGCCACCAATTCCGCTGCCAGCAGATGGCGCCGAAAGATACACAGCGCCTGATGGCTCTTTTGTTGACGTCACCGTTGACATTGAATATGCATATGAAGATGCCGGGCAGTCGATGGGCACCTTCATCCGCACAACAGCCACGCGGCTCGCACGCGAATCAATCTTTCAATATCTTGGTGATGACCCGACCCAATACATCGTCAAAGTTGACGGCGTTCAAAATGCCCCGCTCTTTGGTCGCAGCGGCGATGAATTCCCGCAGCTGATTGAAGCTCTGCCAATTGCGCTCGGCAAAGCTCTCATCCCAGATTTGCAACGCGCCTTCAATATCATTATGGCTCACCTGCGCTCCAAAGTGCCATCCTCGTTCAATCCGCGCTATTCCACTGGCTTCTATGAAACGTCAGGGTTCACTTCTCGCTTCTTCACCGTGCTTGTCGCAGGGAAGCCTGCATCGCCGATTGACTGGACGAAAGTTGGCGGCGCGACGAACATCCAAATTTTCAGTCGCGCTCGCTATGCCAGCCCGCTCGAATCAATGAAAGACGGCGGGCTGTTTGCAGCAGCAGCGGTCGCGGCCAGCAAATTGCCAAATGTTTCGGTGAACTTCAGCTATCGTGACCCGACCAAATTCGGACAAATTCGCGCATTCTCGAAGGCGGGGAAGCCATACAATCCTTTGGCCGTTCCGGTTATTGAAATCGGAACCATCCTGAGCAATGTTCGCGCAGACATTCGCCCGGTCAGCCGCAATCTTTCATATCGCAGGGAAAGCCCCAAAGGCAGCCAGAACCTTATCTATGGCCGTCGCCTTCTGCCTGAAAGCCGCAAGACCAATCCACGCCGCTATTTGACGACGAGGACACGCTGATGGGCAATCATCGCGATGAAATCATGTCAGCGTTGACCGCCGAATGGACAGACACGCAAATCTTCGCTCTGGATGACGTTATGTCGCTGGAAGATTTGCCTGCTGTCGAGGGCAACTGCGTGCTGCTCGTTGATTTTCCGGCGGCTTCTCAGCAGATTACGACGATTGCCGTCAACACGTCCAATGGATACAGAGACTTTGGCATCGTCCAGTTAATCCTCGCCAACCCTGTAGGGCAGGGCGGAAATTTAGCACGTGAATACGGGAACCGCTTGCGTCTGCTTCTCCGAGGTCGTAGGATAGGCCTGACGGTCATCGAGACTGTCTCAACTTTCTCTGCTGAAGGTTTGACGGACGGCAAGTGGCAACTCTTTGTTGCGCGTTTGAACTTTTATCGTGATGAATGTTGATTGGGAGATAACAGATGTCGAGCGCCTCAGCAGTTGAAATCATTGCACTTGCGGAAGCCGTGTATGGCAAGACGCCGGATTTTTCTGCATCCACTGTTGCGGACACGGCACGCTATGTCAGCGAGAGCCTTTCTGGCACCCCGACAACGACGCAAAGCGCGGAATTGCGCCGCGACCGAATGAGCGCCGGTATGGTCGTCACAGGCCTTGAGTCTGGCGGCGACCTCAATATTGAGCTGAGCAAAGATGCGCTCTATGAAGAATTCATCGCCGGTGCGATGATGAGTGACTGGGTTTCTGGCGTCGAATGGGTCGGCGCATTCACTTTGACCAAAAATCCGACCGATGAACAACTCGCGCTTCTGGCTGGTCCGACCCTTGGCCCCGACATTTCCGTCGGCGACGTGTTGTTTCTGAGCGGTTTCGATGCCCCAGCCAACAACGGCCCGGTTCAGGTCGTTTCGACAAATGGCGGGATTACTGTTGCGGTGCCGCGCGCAGCAGAAACGGAAGTGGCCGCCGCTGCCAGCGTTTTGTTCCCCGATTACATTGATATCGGGTCTGACATTCGCTCATGGACGCTCAGCAAGGCATACACTGACGTGCTGCATATGCTGTCGACAAATGAGCATTCGCAGCGTTACAGCGGCAGCCTCGTCAACACGATGAATTTGAACATCGCCTATGGCGAAATTGTCACCGGCGTCTTTGGCTTTCTGTCCAACGGTTATGAGCAGGAGCACCCATCGATGCGCCAGCGCATCATCAGCGCGGGCGGCACCGCCAACCCGGCATCAACTTCAACCCCGCTCAATGGCTCCATCGACATGCCGATGGTCACTGTTGACGGCCAGCCGACCGATTTTTGCATTCAGTCGATGACGCTTTCGCTGTCGAACAATGCGACGCCGCAGAATTGCATCGGCAAGCTCGCACCGCAACGCTACAATCTCGGCACAGCGACCATCGACATTTCGGCATCCATCTATCTTGGCGACGCCAGCTATGACCGCTTCATGCCGGCCAAGCTGAAGGCCACGCCAATTTCGATGTTGTTCGCCGCAGTCAATGATTCGGGCGGCTATGCGTTCGATTTGCGCGCCGTTCAGCTGTCATTCCCTGACCCTGCGGCATCAGGCGGTGAACAGCCGGTGCTCATCGATGCGAGCGGAACGGCAAAAGTTGGAGCGGGCGGCGCGTCGTCGCTGCGCATTTGGAGGTGGTAAGTGCAAGGACTTGACGCATACAAGATGCCGGAAAGGGAAAAAATCACCCTTCCGAACACCAAAGTTTCATTCGGTGTTGAGCTTCCGACGCAATGGAACCGCCCATACAATCGGGCGTGGCAGGAAGCCATCAGCGAGAATGGCGCGATGGAGAACGGCACTTTTGTCGTCAAGGGGCTTTCCGCGATTGCGTTCCAGGAAACGCAAATTAGCGCGTTCATCAATACTTGCATCAAAGATATGCCGGAAGGGATGACCGTCGAATTGCTCGCCGGGGACTATTACCCTGCCGCAGAAACTTTGTTCCGCATTGCGACAGAGCTTGCCGGCAAGTTGGAGGAACGCGCAAAAGCGCAAACGGGAAAGTAATTGCATACCTCGATTGGGAAAGGAAATGGCAGGGCAAGATTGATTTCTACAAAAAGCTATTGGCGAGTGGCCGCGTAGCAGAGAAAGACCTTGCCCCTTCAGTCAATAGTTGCTTGTGGTTGCTCGAAGCATTTTATGAACTAAGCACAACTCGCAGTTTCACGATGGGCGGAGCTACGATGATACCCGTCGATAGAATTTGGAGTTGGGCGGACAGATTTTGTGCTCCGGGTTGGTTTGATGGCGCAATTATGACGATTGACCAGCACTGGATGAAGCATAATGGCTGATATCAAAGACGTCATTGTCCGCATCAAGGTCGAAGGCAGTGAAGTCGCGCTTGCACGTATTGCGAGCATCGAGCGCAGCCGCGCAAAATTAGCGCAGGCGACAGCCCAGCAAACCCGCGCAATGAACAATGCCGGGTCGGCAAACAACAATTATCGCAAAAGCGTTGATGGCATTGTCCTTTCCGAAAAAGAACTGGAAAAGCAGACGCGCATCCGCCAGCAGGGCGTTGTTCAGCTCGGCCAGCAGGTTCAAGATTTTGGCGTTCAGGTTCAAGGCGGGCAGCGTCCGCTTGTAGCCTTCACGCAGCAGATGGCCCAGGCTGGCTTCATTGCATCCCAAATGGGCGGCACGCTCGGCAAAGTCGGCTCATTCATTGCGGGGCCGTGGGGCACTGCGCTAGTCATTGGCCTCGCGGTTCTGGTGCCGTTTCTCGATGCTATGAAAGGCGTTGATGACGCCACAAACAAAGCCGGGAAAGAAACTGCAATTCTGACGCGCGCTCAAGAAATTGCACGAATCAAAACGCTCTCGCTCAAAGATGCGACGAAAGAGCTTGCTGAAATCACGGGCTACAGCGCGCTCACCAATCGCGAGCAAATTGTATATACCATCGGCCAAGCCAAAGCTCAAGAAAAATTGGCGATTGATACGCAGAAAACCACCCAAGCAATCCTCAATCAGCAGGTTGTGCGGCTGGAGCAAATCAAGTCGCAGCGCGAAAACCCCGCAATCTATGGTGTGCCTGAATCATATGTCGGCGCATCGCTCGAAATTGCAGTATCAGACCGCGAGCTAACCAAAACGCGCGAGAAGTTGGCTGAGGTAACAAATGACCTTGCAGTAAAAACTTCAGTCGTCGCCAACGCAAATAAAGTCCTTGCAGATTTGGACGCTGAAGCTGCAAAAGCGCGCGCTGCAGACGCAAAGAAAGCGCAAGATGAAGCAGAACGTCGCACCAAAGCTGCACAGAAGGAAATTGACCAAACCCGCGAGTTTGCAGATTCAATCCGCGAAGCTCAAGACCCATTCATCAAGTTCAATGAAGAAGTTACCAAAATCCGCGAGGCGCAAGGCAAAGGCTTTTTGACGGCAGCGGAAGCTGCGAATGCAATATTTGACGCTTTTGAAACGGCTTCCGAAGCTGCAGAAAGGATGCGTTACAAGATTGATAATGTTGCGCTTTCACTTGACAACTTTTCTGGGAAGTCATTCAACGACCTCAAGCCGACGCTTGATGCCGCCAATCTCGCTTTGTCCGATGCTATCGGATATTTTGGGCGGACGCAGATTGCCGCAGAAGAGGGCTTCAAGAAAATCAAAGATGGCGCTGCCGAAGCCAAATTTCCTATCCAGGAATTTGCCGATGAAATGGGTCGAACGACTGAAGCCTTTTTGACGGGGACCGCAACCATCAAAGAGGCGGTCGGTTCTATGGTTGCATACGTGCTCAAAGAGCTAGCAAAAGTTGCCATCGCCAAATTCGTCACCAGCCTCTTTGGTGCAGCAGACGGAGCGGCATTCAGCGGCGGTGCAAAAACGCCCGCAGCCAAAGGCGCTGCTTTTGATGGTCACCAGTATGCGTTTGCGCGCGGCGGCGTCGTCAATCGTCCGACTAACTTTGCCTTCAGTCGCGGCGGCGTGCCGTCGATGGGCTTGATGGGCGAGGCTGGCCCAGAAGCGATTATGCCCTTGAAGCGCGACAAAGCAGGGAAGCTCGGTGTCAGCGCGCCTGCAGTGAACGTCCAGATTATCAACAATGCAGGCGCGCAAGTCAGCGCCCAGGCTGATGACTCTGGCAATTTGAAGATTTTCGTTGAACACGCCCGCCGCGCTGTCGCAGCAGATATTCGGAGCGGCGGCAATCTCGTTTCATCGTCAGTCGAACGCACTTATGGGTTGAGCCGTGGGGGTGCCGGTTAATGGCAATCTCCCCAGCCCTCGCTCGAATTTATGCAAGCGCACCGCTTGATGAAATTTGGTATGAAACTGTCGAGTTGTATCACCCCGCATTCACACAGCGTCACTTTCTGACGAATGCAGAATTGGGGTTCGCGGCTCGTCTTGAAGATGGAACGCAAGTGGTGTTCGTCCAAGCGCCTTTTGAAATTAAGCTGCCGCAGTCGCTGGCCGCTGGGCAAGGGCCGCTCCAACTTATTATTGGCAATGTGGACCAGCAAATTCTGCTTGAGGTGGAGAAGGCCGCGACGCAACCAAGCGAGTTGATTGAATTTGTCTGGCGCGCATACACGAGCCGTGATTTGAATTCACCAGCCAGCGACCCAATCCGCTTGAACATTAGGCAGATTGAAGCCGACGCAGCGCAAGTCAATGCCCAGGCAACATCGACAGATACGCTCAACCGGCGCTTTCCAAGTGCTGCGTATGACATTCGTCGCTTTCCGGGGCTGGACAGATGACCGGCGCAGAGTTTGCAAATGAATGGATTGGAACGCCCTACCGCCTAGGCGGCTCGGAGCGCGGCGGGGTCGATTGCTGGGGTTTAGCCGTAGCGTGGGCTAGAGACGTTCTCGGCTTGTCTATCCCGGCCCTAGCGGGTCGCGCGGGCGGGCTTAGGGCTTCTCTAATCCTCTTACGCGAACAAGCGGGCACGGCCTTTTTTGAGTGCGAAGAGCAAGACGCGCATATCGTAATTGCCAGCGTGCGCGGCCAGCGCACCAAGCATGTCGGCATCCTTTTTGCCGGGCGCTATTTGCATGCGTCGGCAGGGCGCGGCGTGGTCGCAGAACGGAAGGCGGATTTTGCAAAGGGCTATGGCATTCAGAGCTTCGGGAGATTTGCGCTGTGACCGCGACAATCACCCTTTATCCAGAACCGCTCAAGGCGACTAGCCGCCAGATATTCAAGGCCGAAGATGGCACTGCCGTTATTGACTGGCTGCAACAGAATTATCCAAACGGCTTTGGCGCGCCAATCGCAATGTCGCTTGACGGTGAATTTTTGGCAATCGAAGATGCCGACCGCCAGCTTGAGAGCGACAGTCACCTCATAATCGCCATCGTTCCTGGAACACCCGCTATTGGGGCAATTCTTCTCCAGTCGCTGCTGATTGCCCTTGCATCCGCTGCCATTACTCTGCTTGTCACAGCCATTTTCGGCACCAAGCCAAAAGCTCTCCAAGGCCAGCCCGCAGCTGACCCTGTTTACAGCTTGAGCGGCGCTCAGAACGCACCGGCAACTGGCGACCCAATTCCTGTGATTTATGGCCGCGTCATCACAACGCCGAGCTTTGCAAGCCAGCCGTATGCATTCTTTGAAAACAACGAGCAGTATCTCTGCGAAATTCTTTGCATCGGGCAAGGTGAATATGACTTGCTTAATGTCCTGATTGGCGAAACGGAAGCATCATCGCTGTTTGGCGATTCAGTCGTCTATTGGCAAATCCCGCAGAGCGTCCATTTGAATTCAATGGGCAACATCGAGGCGTTGACCGGCGTTTTCGAGGATGTTGTTACATCGCCTGAAGTCGGCAATCAGGAATTGCTGCAGCCTGTGTTCAACCCTGATTACCCTCCACTTGACCCGAATGAACCAATCCCACGCGGCGGCGTGCAGTATGCGACTTCGGTGACGCACAACACCACCATTGCAGCAGACCCAAACACCGGCAAATTCACTCTCGGAAGCTGGCCGCCAATCACTCCCGGCGTTGGCACTTTCTTCCAGATTGCTGGCGGAACGGCGAATGACGGCTTCTGGGAAGCCTATGAAACTAATATAGCTTCGCGGACAATTAGCGTCAATGAATATTCTGTGCCGATGGTCGCGCAAGCAGCGACCGCTGGGCAGATAATCCTGTTCAACGATGGCGCTTCGACCAACGTCAGCAGTGGGCCTTTTGCGGCCTGCGCACCCGGCAAACGCGTCACGCAAATATCTTCAGACATTGTCTTTCCGCAAGGCATCTTCGGTGTCGACAGAAAGACTGGCCTGTTCATTTCCGAGACGGCGCAGATTGAAATGATTGCGCAGGAAATTGACGATGATGGCAATGTCATCGGCTCGCCGCAGCTTTCCATCACGACCGCATTCACGGCAGCGACCAACACGCCCCGGCGATACACGTTGGTTCTTGACGTTCCTGTTGGGCGCTATCAAGTGTCGATGGTTCGCCTCACTGCTGTTCCGCAGACAAGTGACCGAGTGAGCAATGCCGTTTGGACTGCCCTCAAAGCGAAGTTGGAGCGCGTAACAACACCAATCTATGGCGACACGACTTTGCTGGTCATCAAGATGCGTGCAACAAATGGCATCAGCAGCGAAGCAACAAGCCGGGTTCGCGCCACGGTCGTGCGCCGCCTTCCCAACTTCCTTGGCGATGGAGCGATGCGTTCGACCGTCAGTGTTATTGATGCTTTCATCGACGCCTTCACGAACCAGGCGTATGGCGGGCGGCTCCCGCAGACGCAACTTGACATGCTTGAAATTCGCCGGGTCGCGGCTCACTTTGCTGACCGTGCCGAGTTCAACGGCGCATTTACGCAACGCAGCACACTTTGGGAAGCCGCGCAGATTATCCTGCAAGGCGCGGGCGCGTCCCCCATCCCTTATGGCGGTCTTGTTTCGATTGCGATTGATGGAAAGAAGGCTGTGCGCTCGCAGCTGTTCGCCGACTCCAACATTCTCGCAGGCTCTGCGACGCTGACATATGAATTTGGCACACCGTCAGATTTTGATGGCGTTCGGATTGAATACCGCGACCCGCAAACCTTCAACCCTGCATTTGTCGAATGGCCGCTTGACGCCATTGACCCTGAGCAAATCCAGTTGCCGGGGTGCACCAACAAGGCTGTCGCTCTTCAATTTGCTCGGTTGCGCTGGCAGCGGCTTGTCATTCAGCGCAAGTCGCTTGGCTTTGCCACAGAGCTTGAAGGGCTTTTGCCGCGCGTTGGCGACAGGGTCGCAGCAAGCCTTCACATGCCGAAATGGTCTGTCAGCGGGAATGTCGTTCAAGTCAACGGCACCAGCATATTCGTTGATGAAGATTTGGACTGGAGCGGCCCAACGCACGCTGTAATTATCCGCAGCGAGACTGGCGTTCCGCACGGCCCAGTTGTTGTCACGCGCGGCGTGTCAGATAACAACTTTGTTCTCGCCACGCTGCCGCCGTTCCCCATTCGGCCTGAAGGCGCGCAAGAAGGCGCAATATATGCGTTTGGTCAAGACAATGTCATTGTCAGGGACTTCTCTTTGGTCGGCATCGAGCCGCAAGGCAACAATCAAGTTCGCCTTTCAATGAACGTATATGACGAAGCCATTTTTGCTGGTGCGATGCCTTGGCTTGAGGAAGCATTCTGATGACTGTCTATCCTGCCAAATTCCCCCTTCCAGACCGCCAGCCATACAGCCTGGCGGTTGACGCAGGTTTGCTTCGCTCGCAGTTCTCGACCGGCAATTCGCGTCAACGCAGGCAATATACTCGACTGCCAACAATTATGGCTCTCCAGTTCACCTTGCGCGCTGAAGAATTGACAGAGTGGCAATCGTGGTGTAACGACAATGCGTGGACTTGGTTCCAGATTGATTTGCAAAGTGCCCTCAGCAAAGGTGAAATTCTCTCCCCGCATGAAGTTCGCTTCATTACGTCGCTTGACATAAGCTCTGCTGGATGGAATTTAGTCACCGTTACTGTTGGCGCCGAAATGAGTCCAGCTATGCTTGCCAACGCATTCATTCCAGCAGACCCGCCAACGCCGCCTTCATCTGGGCCGTATTGGATAGTTGCCGGAACGCCGAGCAATCCGGCAGTAACAGTTACCGACCCAGGCACAGTTTCAAACCCATCGGTTGAGGTCTAACATGTCAGACACCCTTCCCGCAAGAACCCGCCTTCTCATTGGGACGGCTTCTGAATGGCTCAACAACGACCTTGTCATTGGTCACGGCGAGCTTGTTTTTGAAAGCGGCGTGACTGGAATTTTGGCGAAAGTCGGCAACGGCTTCCAACGTTACAGCGATTTGGAGTTCTGGCCAGACCCCACTCCGATTATGTTCACGCTGCGTGGCGAGTTTGCGGCTGCAGATGAATTGCTCCGCACCGATTTGGAAGGCCAGCTGCAGCAAGGCTACACAACACTCAATGCGCGCATCACGACTGAAGTTGAAGTGCTCGCAGGCGCAGACATTATCATCGGCCAGCGAATTGATACCATCCAAGCTGATTTGGATTCAGCAGATTTGCGGCTGACGGCCAGCGTTACGCAAGAAAGCCAAGCGCGCATTGCCGGAGACACTGCTCTTGCAGTGCGCTCGACTTCACTTGAGGCGCACAAGTTTCAGAACCTGCAGTCGCTTACCAGCGTGGTTTTCGGTGCCTACGCCAGCCTGCAAGCGATGGTCGATGATGGGTTTCAATTCTTTCCCGCCATAGATTCAGGGCGCTGGAGCCTTCGGAATGCTTCTGGGGCTGTCGGTGGAATTGGTCTGCATTTCGCAGGCCCGACAGCCCAAAACTCGCAGACGCAAGGCACGGTGCTTGGGCTTCCCATGACTTACCCACAGCTTGCCCCGGTGGACGACCCTACTTTTGTGGTCACCGTGCGAGTTCACAGGTCTGATTCAGTTGCTTCAAACCCGACAATTGTGGTCGGGTGGCGAACTTTTAACTCGGCTGGGTTTGCTATACCGAATGACAGTGGCGATGACTCTCAACACGGCGGCGCAATTGAATCGCTCCCGTCGCGCGGCGTTCGCACATCAGGGTATGCGCGCGGTCGCTCTCCCGTTGGAGCGGGCAACCGCGTTGGTTTTGCTGCACCTGATGTAAATGCCCCAACCCCATTCCCGACCGACGCACGCACTGTCCGCCCAGTCGTTACATTCGATGGAACGGCAGCAGGTCACCAGCTATTCCTTTCCGAGTGGGGGTATGGCCCTCTTACGTCAACTTTGGTCGGCTTGGCGGGCACTACCCAAGACTTGAGCGCCCGCGTCAGCAGTGAGAGCCAAGCTCGCGTTGCCGGCGACACCGCTCTTGCAACACGCATCGATAGTCTGGAAGCTAATTTCGGGACTGACCTCACTCAAGTTAATGCTCGAATCACCAGCGAGAGCCAGGTGCGTGCTGCTGCTGATGCAGCTTTAGCTCAACGTAGTGATGTTATAGAAGCAACATCGCGCGAGATTCAAGAGGCAGGCGGCAACTTATTGATGAACCCCCAATTTACGGGTGGTGGTGCAGATTGGTCGTTTAGCGACTTGGCGTGGAACGTCGAGCAACGCAGCGCAGGTCCAGCACGCAACGTTTTTGTTGCTCGCAGGTCTGGAACGCTTACCGCTAATGACGCTGCATTTCGGCCTGTTCCGTCGCGCACTCTTGATGCAGAGCTTGTATTTGCTCGCGCAGCCAACACAGCAGGTAACGTTGATGTCGTGCTCGACCTTCGCACCGTAACTGGCGCTCTTTTGCCGTCCCTTCGCGTTCCGCTGCCAGCATCAACCGTGAATACCCCGACGCGCTTTTTGAATACTTTTGAACTGCCTGACGAAGCTGGCACTTGGCGGCTCGCACTCGCATCGGCTGTGACGGCAGGCAGCATCGAAATTGGCGCACCATTCCTAGGCTTCCGCGGCTCTGATTTTTCGACTGACTTATCCGAACTGTCGGCGCGCATCACCGACGAGAGCCAAGCCCGCATTGCTGGTGACACAGCTTTAGCAACTCGCTCCAGCCGCTTGGAGTCGCACCAGTTCCAAGACCGGCAGGCACTGACCAGCATCATCATCGGGGCCTATCCGACCTTGCAGGCGATGGTCGAGGCTGGTTTTAATTTCTGGCCTGTGATTTCATCCGGTCGCTGGGAGATTGTTGCTGCTGAAGAAGCGCAAGGCGGACGAGCATTACGCTTTACAGGGCCGACTCCGCAGAACTCGCAAGTTGACGGGATTTTATTTGCGCCGAGCGTGAGCTATCCAGCTACAAACTTGGATGATTCGCCAACTTTCGCAACTACAGCGCGCGGCCAGCGAATTGACAGTATTGCGCCGGAGCCTTGGGTTACGGTCGGTTGGCGCGCTCGTGATGCTGCTAATGCAACTATAACTCCAAGTGATGCAGGCTTTGACCAGCTTCACGGCGGCTTACCCGCCTTCCGTCAGGATGGGTCTTGGAGCGCAGCAGGGTATGCTCGCGGAACGGCAAATGTAGGAGAGGGAAACAGAGTCGGTTTTGCCGCACCTGATATTTCCGAACCAACGCCGTTCCCCACCGGAACGCGCAGCCTTTTGCCGATGGTTACTTTTCGCGGAACGCAGCCGGGGCATATTCTCGACATCTATGAGTGGACATACGGCCCGGTCACTTCGACGGTCGTTGGGTTGTCGCGCACCACAGTTGACCTGCGCGCCAGCGTTGCTGACGAGAGCCAAGCCCGCGTTGCTGGCGACACCGCGCTGGCGACACGCGCATCGACGCTTGAGGCCCGCAGTTTGTCAACCGAGACTGCCGAGACAACTTTTGACTTTGCTGCTTTCGGTAGTCCTGAAATGATGGAGCGTGCAGGCTGGTTTTTTAATCCTCCGGTGTCGACAGGGGCTTGGAAGATGGAGCCGAACGGCTCCGGGATTGGCGGGCGGAGTTTGACCTGCACGCTAAGTGCCGCAGACCAGATTTTGCTGCGCGCCCCGGCTTTTGGGCTCAACCCCTTTGATGAAACTTATTCTGGCATGTGGCGGCTGTTTCGCCCGGATGGTGGGGCAACAAACAATGCTGCTGCAATAAGCGTGTTTGCGGGCTGGGCCTGCTTTGACGCCGATGGGACTTTTCTTGTTAGCGACGGGTCATCGCAAGCAAGCCAAGTTGCATTGGCGTTCCCGCTCCAGCCGCTTTCTGCACCAACACTTCAGGGATATGGTAGAGGCAGAGCTGCCGTCGGCGCGGGGAATGGCGTCGGGTTAGCCGCACCCAACTTATCTGCGCCGCGCCCCTTCCCTAATGGAACTTCACGGCTGATGCCAGCCATTCAAATTATCGGAACCCCTGTAGGACTTCCAATTACTATTACGGGCGGCAGATACGGCATCGTGACGCGCGCCGCCGCCAGCAACGCGGCAATCACGGATGAAAGCCAAGCCCGCGTTGCTGGCGATACAGCATTGGCGAGCCGCTCAACTGCACTTGAAGCGCGCGCTCGCGCTTCCAGCACAGCAGAGGCTGCATTTGACTTCGGGGCCTATGAAAGCATTGCTGCTCTGATTGCTGCGGGTTTTGAAGCCAGCCCGGCACTCGATAGTGGTGCGTGGTTCCTGACGGTTGATGGCAATGCCGAAGGCGGGCGAGGGCTGGGCTATTACTCAACTGACTTCACAAACATGATTTTGTATGGGCCACGCACCAGCTTCAACCCTACACTTTCAGAAACCTATGGCGGGCGCTGGCAGCTTTTCCGTAATGCAGGCGGCGCAGACCCTGCCGCCGCAATTCAAGTGTATGCCGGCTGGCTGCCTTATGACGCTGCCAACGTCGCTTTGATTCCTTCAGACTTTGGCTCATTCCACAACCAAGTAGCAGCGGCTGCGCCTCTTCTGCCGGGAGGTGTTGTCGTTCAAGGATACGGCAGCGGTCGCGCGGCGGCTGGCGCTGGAAACAATGTCGGGCGTCCGTCACCTGACATTCTCGACGCCGCACCCTTCGCCAACGGCACCACGTCGCTGCGACCGACACTTCAACTTATCGGCGTCCCGGCTAACACACTCATCGCCGTCTTGAATGGGCGCTACGGTGCTGTTTCACGAACCGCAGACACGCGCGCACTCATAAAGACCGAGAGCACCACACGCGCCAGCGCTGATGAAGCCTTGGCGCAGCAAATCCAAACCATCATTGCCGAAGGCGCGCAGGGCACTAAAACATTCTTCCAAGCTGCTGCCCCGCCAAACCCGGAGCCGGGATGGGTATGGTTCCAAGATACTGGCCCCGGTATGCCAGACAATATCTTCAGGTGGAGTGGCATCGCTTGGGACCAGATTAACACCGCTGACTCCGCTGACCTCGCGGCGCTTGAAGCCAAAATCATCACAGAGAGCACTGCACGCGTAAACGGCGACAATGCCCTGTCGCAGCGCATCGCCATCACCGAATCAACTGTCGTCTCGCAGGGAGCTGCCATCACGGCGACCAATGCCCGCGTCACCGACGAAACAACAGCCCGCGTCAACGCTGACAATGCTCTGGCGCAGCGCGTCACGGTCACAGAAACCACATCCCAAAGCAACACCAACCGCCTGACCGTGACCGAACAGGCAACGTCCGCGCAGGGGCTGAAATGGTCTGTGCGCGCCGACGCCAATGGCCGCATCGCTGGCATCGACCTCATCAACGGCACCACCGGGCCGTCGCTGCTGTCATTCTTGATTGACGTTTTTCGGGTGTTCAATGCCGCGACTGGCATCGACGAACCTGTGTTTGAAGTTCGCGGCGGGCGTGTTTTGATTCGCCAAGCCGTCATCGATGATTTGACCGTTGACCAACTGAGGATTGACGGAAATGTTCTTGACAGCGATGCGACCGGCGCACTAACAATTCGCCGCAACGGCATCACAACGCCTCTCATCGCTCAAAATGCAATTCAGACGATTTACTCATACAGCCAAACGACGGCTGGAACGCAGTTCACTCGCAATGTCTGGAGCACAATTGTCCTCAACGGCGCGCAAGCGGGCGTCACCATTGTAAATGACCCGACTGGCGCGGCTCTCATTCGATTTGACGTGAGCGTGCTCATCCGCAACTTCGGCTCAAACAGCGACCTTGCCAGCTTCCGCATCTATCGGAGCGACGGTTTCATCCTAACGACTCAATACACCGGCGTCTATATTGACGACACCCCGAACAACGCATACGGTGTCAAGTCGATGGTTTTCTTTGACATCGGGGTTTCTGCGGGGGCGCAGCACTCTTATTATTTCCAGATGAACTCGAATGAAGAGTCCATCGTGAGGACGGTAAACATCCTTGCGACGCTCACCAAAAATTCACAAACCGCGCCTTTTGTTGCGCCACTACTGGAGGACTTCTGATGGACGATGAAGCAAGCGTGGCCAAGCCATACCCTACCAAAGGAGATTTGTTCCCTGAAACGCCGGAAGTGAACCGGCCCGACTATGTGTTCGGTGCCGTGCTGTTCACAAATGGCACTTTTGGGTCGTGGAATTTCAACATTTCCGACCAGGCTTCCGTCACCGCCAGCGTTGATGAGCTTTTTGAAACGATGCCGCACACCAAGAAAGCGTGGCTTGGAGCAGTCGTTGTCGAAAACCCCGACCCGCAGCCGATGCCTGAATTTCCATTCCCTTTCCCGACGCCGACTCCAACTCCAGAAGAAAGCAATTAATATGAGCCAGGCAACCATTATCGGAGTGACCGCCCAGCAAATGCGCGATTTGCAGATGCGGCTCGGAACCAATGCCACAGGCGTTTTTGGCCCCATTACTCTGGAAGCCGTCGATGCAGCTCTTTGCGAGCTTGCCGCCGCGACAGAGTGCGGTGAAGAACCTGGCAGTCCGCCAGATTCATTTCCGTTGCCGCCGCAAGGCTCACCGGGGCAGATGTCTGCCAATTTCACTCTCGCGGAAATGACGCATAGCAACACTGCTGTTTCGCGCGGCATCCCAAACAAACCCTCGGCAACTTCAATCGCAAATCTGCAGGTGCTCGTTGACAAAGTGCTCCAGCCGCTGCGCAATCGTATCGGCTCTGCTGTCCGCGTCACTTCTGGGTATCGCTCCGATGCTGTCAATCGGGCCGTTGGTGGCGCCGCGTCCAGCCAGCATCGAATTGGCGAAGCGGCAGATATTCAAGTTCCAGGGATGACGCCGTTCGCGGTCGCTGAATTGATTCGGCTACACTTGCCGTTTGACCAGCTTATTCTGACTGGCCAAGTCCCCGGCAACAGAAATGCGGGATTTGTTCACGTGTCATATCGAACCAACAGGCTCCGCAGGGACTTGCTGACTCACCAGAGCGGCGTGAGCGGATACAGGCGAGGCATTTTGCAGCTATGAGCACGCCCAAGCACCGTTTCTGGTCAAACACAATTCTCACCTACACGGTGCTGGTGATGGCTTTTGTGCTAACATCATGGCTCGTTTTCTACAAGCAGATTGACGGCGAAGCTCTGGGCCTCGTCATCGGTATGTGGTTGCGGGAAGGGCTTGGGACTGTGTTTGCTCTGCTTACGCGCGGCCTGAAGCGGGACGATGCAGAATAGGCAAAGAAAAGGGCCGCCAGATTGCTCTGGCGGCCCAATTCCGGCGACGTTGTAGGTTAGGCTGCGACGGTCTTGGCGGTGCGACGGCGCATCCCGAAGCCGACCAGACCGAAGCCCGCAATCATCGTCATCCACGATGCCGGTTCCGGCACCGCCGAAATGCGCAGGATGCCATCGTCGTGGTCGCCATCGCCGCCGCCGTCATTGAAGCCGACATACAGCGTGCGCGACTGGAAGACATCGCCGGTCATCGTGCCGGCAGGGCCGAACAGCGAGAAGGCATTGGTGCCGACGACACCGAGACCAGCCTGTGCCGACTTGAACAGCCACTTCGACGGCGATGCGTTCGACACACCGAGCAGCAGCGGCGATGCGAACAGATTGGCAAAGCCCGACCAAGAAGTGCCGAGCTGCGTCACGCCGCCATCGACCGAGAAGCTGTCGGTGAAGCCGTTTTCATAGCCGAGCAGTTCGACCTTGTAGGCACCGCCGGTGTAGCTGACGGTCGAGTTCTGGAGTTCCTTCACACCGAGGCCCAGACCGGCCAGGTCGCTGGTGAAGTCATTGCCGGAACCGGCGATGGGGGCAATGGTGCCGGCGGTGACGGTGAAGACACCGGCGGACGCGGGCGCGGCCATCGCCAGTGCGACGAGCGCACCGATACTGAACAGAGAACGAATCATTGTGTTTCCTTTCACATGTGAACGCGGTAAAGGATTTGCATGCTCCCCTAGCGCCTTCCCTCTCTAGCCGAAAAGGAATGCGACGGGAAGCGGTTTTAGTGCTTAGACCATTAAAAACGAATGATAAGCCGCCCGATTTCATCCGATAAGCCGTTTATTACATGCCGCCGGGTATCGCTTGTCTAAACGCTTGATATGCGCTAGGGCCGTCGCTCTAGGCTATCGCGGGCGCGCGAGGCTGACCATTATATAAGGGTGCGGCTCATGGCAGAACAAACTATTTTTGATTACCCCAAAAAAAGGGCTTTTCTTCTGCAGCGAAACAGGCGATAGTAACCGGGCTGAAGAGGCCGATGGGCGGCCCAAGCACGGAGAACAAAATGTCGGAAGTTGCCACAGTCACTGCCGAGAACATCGGCGAAAAGTCCATCGAGGAACTGCTCGCGTTCTACAACGTCAATTCCAAGCGCAAGCTCAAGAAGTTTGCCGACCTGCCGACTGCTGTCGCCAAGGTCACCACACTGCTCGAAACGCTCGCTGCCGAAGCCGTTGCTGTCGCCGCGCGCATCGAGGCCGGCATCACCAATCCGCGTTCGGCTGGCGTCAGCGAAAGCTGGAAGAACCCGGAAGTGGCCGCCAAGCGCAAGGAACGCAGCCGCGTTGAAGTCAATGGCGTTGTTTACAAGTCGGTCGCCGATGCCTTCCGTCACCTCGGCATCGACATGAAGCACCACATCAAGTTCCGCCAGGAACTGAAGGCCAATGGCACCGATGAAGAATGGGGCTATGTCTGGAAGATTTTGCCCGGCGATGCCATCGTGACCGCACCGAAGCTCGGCGTGCCGGCAACCCCGGCAGAACCGGCCGCGCCCGCCGATGACACCGGCACCGGCGATGAAACCGGCACCGGCGATGACGCTGGCGCCGACCAGACCGATTTGGTCGAAGCCTAATTTGTTGCTGGGAAGGATTTTCTTTGCGCAGTCAATAAAAACCCTTCCCAGCGCAGATTAAATCGGGCAGGTATAGAGGGCGGAGCGCGGCGCTTCGCCCTCAATTTCGGGAGCTAAACAAATGATGATGACCGAGCGTTCGATGGAGCTTTGCGCCCCGTCGATGTTTTCCGACACGCACAAGATGAGCGAGCTTTACAAGCAGGTTCGCACCATCGATGTCGTTCGGCGTATGGCTGATGTCGGGTATCACCCCGTCCAAGCCAAGCAGGACAACCCCACCCGGCGTGACCCGCGTTTTGTGACGCACATGGTCGTGCTGCGGCACCAAGACCACATCGAGCAGGTCGCCAAGGTCGGCAACGAAGTGCCGCAGATTATCATCATCAACTCGCACAACGGTCGGCGCAAGCTGACGATGATGGGCGGCATCTATCGCTTTGTGTGCGCCAATGGCCTGTTCATCGGCGACAACATCATGCGCTACGCCGGTCGCCATTCCGGCAACGTCATCGATGAAGCCCTCAACTTTGCCGGCCTTCTGTCAGAGCGGATGCCGCAGGTTCAGAAAACCATCGAAGATTGGAGCGCCAAGGAATTGTCGCCTGCCAAGCAGACGGAATTTGCCCGCGCAGCCAGCATCCTGCGGTGGGGCGACATTTCATCCTATGACACGGCAGAATTGCTCAAGCCGCGACGAATGGCCGATGAAGGCAGCGACCTTTGGCGGACGTTCAACGTCGTCCAGGAAAACTGCTTTGTCGGCGGGCTGAACGGCACGACTGGGACGCAGCGTTCCATCACCAGCAAGCCCATCACGCAAATCAATCGCACTGTCGATTTCAACCGTGGCCTGTGGGAATTGGCCGAGCAGTTTGCTTGAGCCAAATGGGCGCGGCTCCGGTCGCGCCCTCATTCCATAGGGGGACGAATGATTATCATCGGAGCAGGGCTTGCGGGCCTTATTGCGGCGCACGCTTGGCCGCGAGCTACAATCACGGAGACTTCCAAATCTCCAATCCAAAATCATAAGGCGCTGCTTCGCTTCAGAAGTGATTCAGTCAGCCACGCCACCGCCATCCCTTTCCGTCGCGTAACAGTGCGGAAGGGGATTTTGCATAATGGCAAGTTTGAGCAGCCAAGCGTGCGGCTCGCCAACCTTTACAGCCGCAAGGTGACTGGCACGCTGCTCGACCGCAGCATCTGGAACATCGAAACGGCGCACCGCTTTATCGCTCCAGAAAACTTCTATGAGCGGTTGCTGGAGCAGGTCGGACAACGCATTTGCTGGGGTGAAGATTTCGACTTTGCGAAAATCGGCATCTATCATCCGGTGCCGCATGTCAGCACTGCCCCGATGCCAGTCGCCGCGCGGGCTTTGGGCGAGCCAATCAACGAAACATTCAGCCGCTCGAAAATTTGCGTGCTGCGTTGGCGTATCGAAATGCGCGATGCTGATGTCTATCAGACAGTCTATTTTCCGACGCCAACGCACAACATGTATCGGGCATCAATCACCGGCAACTTGCTGATTGCCGAGTTCATCGGTGATGCGCCGACCAAGGATGAGAACGGCCATTGGCTGTCCGAAATGCTGATGGCCTTTGCGCTTGAGGTCGGTGAAATCCACGAACTTGAATCGACAACTCAGAGATATGGCAAAATATCGCCTATTGATGAACAAGTCCGTCGCAGCGTCGTGCGGCGGCTGTCAGAAGAGCGTGGCATTTATAGCCTCGGCAGGTTTGCGACTTGGCGCAATCTTCTGCTGGATGACGTTGTCCAAGACATAACGGTTATCAAACGGTTGATGGCCGCCGACAGCTATGATGGAAGGATTAAGTCATCGTGAATACGCAACTCAGCCTGATTGACGGCAACAACGACCCGGCGCTGGCGGCTCTTGAGCGCAAAACCGATGTTGAAGTCTATCTGATGGACTTCACAGGTGCCGGGCGCATCGACCAGAAATGGCACGCCGCAGACCTTCTCATCTTCACCAAGCAGACGCGGCTCGAAATGGATATGGGCGGTTTGCTTTCAATCACGCACTGGCCGGAGCAGAAGAAGCTCGATGAACTGGCGCTGATGGCTGCGACCATCCGCAGCAGCTGGGAATTTGTTGACGTGACATTTCTCATCCGCAAGGTGAGCCGCGCCTGCGCCCAGCAAATAACGCGAACACGCACCGGCAGCTATGCGATGCAGTCGCAGCGCGTCGTTGACGTTTCTTCATCGAGCGTCTATAACCCGATGAAAGAGCAATCGCATTTCGAGCTGTTTGCAGACCAGGCCACCGGCGCCATCGCCGAATATGCAGAATTGGTCGCTGATGGGGCGAGCCGCGAAGATGCGCGCGGCATCCTGCCGATGAACATCCACTGCAATTTGGTCGCCAAATACAATCTGCGCGCCTTTGCTGACCTCGTCGTTGCGCGGTCGTCATTGCGGACGCAGGGCGAATATGCCGACATCATCGCGCAAATGCGGCAGGCTGTCATCGATGTCTGGCCGTGGGCCGAAATCTTCTTTGAACCGAAGAATGAAAAGGCCATCAAGATGCTGGAAGCGGTCGCCAATCGCATCGGCATCACCACCGGCAGCGGCGATGGCTGGGACATTGCCAAGGCCATCGACCTTCTGCGTGCGGAGTAAGTCCATTGCGATATTATGTCTTTGACATCGACAATTGCGTGGCTGACGACATGCATCGGCGTCCGCTTCTGGCTGAAGGGTATGACGCATACCACTCCAAGCACATCGATGACGATTATCATCACTCCGACGTTCTGAGCGCTGCGCGGGTGTCTGGCGCGGCCATCATCTGGTTGACTGGCCGCACAGTCAAATATCGCTCCAGCACAGAAACGTGGCTGCAGCAGAAAGGGCTTTGGGGCATCAGCGATGAGCTGTTGATGCGGAAAAATGACGATTTCCGCAAAACCTCCGAGTTCAAAGTGGCCGTGCTCGGCAAGCACCTTTCGATGAACGGCGTTCCGCACTCTGACATCATTATGTGCTACGATGACCGGGCAGAAGTTGTTGAAGCGTATCGCGCGGCTGGTTACAAAGCTGAAGTGCTCGCAATTCACGGCCCAGAGCATTTTGTCACGCCATCGAAGCCAAAACGAGTGCGAACGCCTGACACCCTGCTGGACGATATGGCAGCGGTGTTCCGCGAGCGCAACAAGACTTATGGTGGCAACTACAAGGCGTTCGGGCCGCTCATGGCAGCGTTGTTTCCGCACGGCATCGAGCCAGCGCAGCTTCACAGCAATCAATTCGGTGTGTTCCTGATGATTGCCGTCAAGATGTCTCGGCTCGCTACTGGCGGCCTGAATCATGCCGACAGCGCTCACGACATCGGCGTCTATGCCGCAATGCTGGAAAGCCTTATTCTGGAAAACTCCTGATGAACTTGGTTTTTGATACCGAAACAACCGGGCTGACAAAGCATCCGAATGCCAAGGATGCTGTCCAGCCGCGCATCATCGAGTTTGCCGCCGTCCGGTGCGATGCAGAAGGCATTGTGAAAGATAGCTTGACTCTGCTCGTTAATCCGGGCATGATGGTGACCGAGGAAATTACCAAAATCACCGGCATCACCAACGAAATGCTCGAAGGCAAACCTAGCTTTGAAGAAGTCTGGCCGCAGATTGAGGCATATATGTTAGGCTGCGGCCAAGCGATTGCCCACAATCTGCCGTTCGACACGATGATGGTCGAGCTTGATGCTGCGCGCATCGGCGTTACGGTGCCTTGGCCAGAGCGGCGGCTCTGCACTGTTCAAGAGCATTTGCCGCTCTGGGGCTTTCGACCAAAGCTGGTGACTCTGTATGAGCATTATACTGGGAAGCCGCTCAACCAGACTCACCGCGCATTGGATGACGTTGAGGCGCTGGTCGAAGTTTGCAAGATGGCAGGGGTGTTAATTTGATACCGTTATTGCGTGGCCGTTCTGGATATAGTTTCCGCAAAGCATTTGGCACACCACACGCGCTTGCGAGCGCAGCTAAGGATGCCGGATACACCGCCGTTGCCCTAGTTGACGATGATGGCACTTGGGGGCACGTTCCTCATGAAATCGCTTGCCTCAAGGTCGGCATCGAACCGGGTTTTGGTTTCACTTTTAGCTTCCCTAACGAAAATGACGAACGGAAGCCCCTAGCGTGGGCTATAGCGACCGATACGCGGGCGGGCTATCTCCTATCGTCGGCGGTTCCTTTCGGCCCGGAGCGGCTAACGTCGCGCGCCGGGACTATCGTTTTCGCGGGCGCGGCCCTAACCGACCCGGCCCACTTTGATTACGTTGATATTGACATTCACTCGCGGTTGATGGCACGCCACGCAATCGGCCTTTCTGAATCAACAGGCAAGCCGCTCGTTCTGGCCCCAACGAATGACTATCCAACGGCAGCGGATAAGTTCAAATATCTGGCGTGGGATGACAACAAACGGATGACGCCGCAGCACGTTCTCAACATGGATGAATTGCGTTCCGCCTATTGGTTTTTGACTGACAAGCAGTGGGACTTTGCTGTAGGCCATACGCAGGAAATTGGCGAACGATTGCGCGGCCAGCGCCTCGCCAAAGCCCCAATCATATCGGTGCCGGGCAACCTTTGGGATGAAGTCCGTGTCGGTCAGGCATATCGGCTAGAAGCAGGGCATATCAAGGAATGGACGCCAGCGTATGAAGCTCGCCTTCAACGCGAAATGGATGTGATTGCCCAGAAGGCTTATGAAAGCTACTTTTTGGTCGTCGGCGATATGGTGCGCTGGGCCAAAGAGCGGATGATTGTTGGCCCAGCGCGCGGCTCGTCTGCCGGCAGCCTTGTCTGCTATCTGGCTCGCATAACGGAAGTTGACCCGCTCGTTCACAATCTCCTGTTTGAACGCTTCATCGACGTGACGCGCAGCGATTTGCCTGATATTGACATCGACTTCAGCGACCAACATCGCTATATGGTTTTTGACTATATGGCAGAAAAGTATGGCAAAGACAATGTTGCGCGCCTCGGCAACATCAGCCGCCTTCAAAGTCGGTCGGTGCTCAACCACGTTGGCAAAAAGATGGGCATCCCGGCCAAAGATACCTATGCTGTCGCAGACGTTCTGATTGAGCATTCATCGGGCGACTCACGCTATGGCAAGGGGCTTGAGGACACTCTGAATGAAACAGAAAATGGCCGCAAATTCGCAAAGCTGTTCCCAGAGGCGAGGGTGATGGCCGACCTTGAAGGGCATCCAAGCCACACATCGGTTCACGCAGCTGGCTTGCTGGTGTCTGAAACTTTGATAACCCAATATTGCACCGTGCGTGATGGCGTTGCTCACGTTGACAAGGAAATGTCCGGGCATCTGGACTTGCTCAAGATTGACGTTCTCGGATTGCGCACTCTTGGCGTCATCGAAGATGCCGGGGTCGTGACCGCTGAAGAGCTGTATCGGTTGCCGCTCGATGAAGTTGCGGCCTTTGACATCCTCAATGTCCAGCGATTTGCCGGCATCTTCCAGTTTGAAGGCAAATCGCAGCGCCGCGTCAGCGCCCAGATGCACTATGACAGGTTTAGTCAAATCGACCACGTGACCGCTTTGGCGCGACCGGGGCCGATGGCTGGCGGTGCGACCAATACTTACATGCAGCGCCTCAACGGCAAAGAGCCTGTGGTGTATGTTCATCCATCGATGAAAGAGTATTTGGGCGAAACGCAGGGCGTCGTCATCTATCAAGAGCAGGTGATGCGCATCTGCTTTGAAATCGGAAAGATGGGCTGGGCGGAAGTTTCTGAAATTCGCAAGGCAATGAGCGGCAGCAAAGGCCCGGAATACTTCAACACCAAGGGCAAGGCATTCATGGCCGGTGCCGCAGAGAATGGAATTGAAGAGCAATCAGCCGCCGCCCTGTGGAAGTCTTTGGTGACCTTCGGTGCGTGGGGGATGAACAAATCGCACACGGTCAGCTATGCAATCATCGCATACTGGACGATGTGGCTCAAAGCTCACCACCCACTCAAGTTTGCTGCGGCTCTGCTGCGGGCCGCAAAAGACGATGAGCAGACCATCGAGACGTTGCGTGAGCTGGCAGCGGAAGGCATTGAAGTTATCCCGTTCAGCTTGGAGTTGAGCAGCGATGATTGGGTTGCGACCGACACCAAGATTATTGGCGGCTTCAAGAACATGGTCGGCGTCGGTGACGTCAAAGCCGCGAAACTGCGCGAGGCACGCGACACCGGAACGCTGACCGCCAAACAACTGGAGCAGATTGCCAACGCAACAATCAAGTTTGCCGACCTGCGGCCCGCGCACACCCGTTGGCAGCATATGTATGACAACCCTGCCGAATACAATATAAGGGGCCGCATCAAAGAATTTGGCGAACTGGCAGATATGGAAAGTGCGGTCGTCATTTGCCGGGTCGAACGTGTCGATAGGCGGGATGAGAATGAAGCTGTCCGCATCAATCGGCGCGGCAACGTGATGAAAGGCCAGACGCTCTTTGCCGACGTTCACTGCGTTGATGACTCTGTCAGCAAGCCAGCCCTTCTGCGCATCAATCGCCGCGATTGGCTCAGCACCGGGGTCAAGATTGCTGACCGCGCCAAGCCGGGTGAGGACTGGCTATTGGTTCGCGGCAAATGGCTCGCCCAATTCGGTATGTTCAGCGTTGAAAAAGTCAAGTGCTTGACCAACGATGAGATGTTCAAATAATGCGCCAGCAAGAACAAAAGCTCTGGGACACGATGAAGCGGCAAGCGCCGACTGACATGTGGCTGCAGCGCGTTGAAAATGGTCTGGGGCCGGGGATGCCGGACGTTCTGGCAAAGAGCCTTTCTGGTTGCGATTGCTGGGTTGAGTTGAAAGCGCCGCAGCGACCAGTGAGGGACACGACACCTGTTTTGGGAAAGGATTTGCGTATCGACCAAATAAACTGGCACATCAAAGCGGCATCAATGGGCACCAAAAGCTGGCTGTTGATACGCGACAGTGCTGGTATCATTTCATTCGTTCCGGGCAAATTTGTCGCAGAGGCAGTTCACTGGACGAACACTCAGTTTACACCTTACCACGCCAATTGGCAAAAGATATGGGGAATTATCAATGAAGCACGCTGACTTGGTTGAAGCACTTGTCAAGCCGCCGGAAGACATCCGGGCAACGCTGTCTGTTGGGTCGGTTGACCTCATCCACGCGATTATGGGCATCAGCGGTGAGGCTGGCGAATTGCTCGATGGCATCAAAAAGCATGTCATCTACAACAAGCCGCTCGACATCGAGAACGTCATCGAAGAATTGGGCGATATGGAATTCTATATGGAGCAGTTGCGCCAGCGGCTCGGCATCACCCGCGAGCAGACCATCGCGCACAACATCGCCAAGCTCAGCAAGCGTTATGCCTCGCTGGGCTACAGTGATGCCGCCGCGCAGGAACGGGCCGACAAGCAATGAGCGCAATTTATATTGCAGCACGCTTCAGTCGTCGGCATGAATGCCACGCGCTCGCCAAACTGCTTCAAATGCGCGGCCATAGCATCACGAGCCGATGGGTGAAGCCGGGTGATGACCACGTCATTCCCACTGGCACTTCAGACCAAGCGGCTGATTCCGAACGTCGCCGATTTGCAATGGAGGACGTTGATGACGTTCTGGCTTGCGACTGGATGATTTCGCTGATGGAAGAGCCCAGAAGCAACGGTCGCGGCGGGCGGCACATCGAATTTGGCATCGCGCTAGGTTTGGGAAAGCGTTTGACAATCATCGGGCCGCGCGAGACTGTCTTTCACCACCTTGACCAAATCGAGCAATTCGACACCGTTGAGGCATTTTTGAAGAGCGAAGGCATCCAATGAGCGAAACAGTCGCGCAATTGCAAGCTCGCATATCGGCGCTTGAAGCATTCATCTGCGATGTTGTGCGGTCGCAGACGTTCACCCATTATGGCAGAACGGAAGCTGAAAACAAGTCACTGCGCACTCCGCTAGGCAATCGCGCGGCTGTCCTCGTTGGCATGGCTGAGTTGCCAACAAACGGTGGTCTCAACACGGAATTGGACTCAATATCATGAAAACGGCCCCGATGGAGCACCAGCTCACGGCACAAGAATTGCTGGACTCAATGCCAGACTTTTATGCGCTGGCCTGCGAGCAAGGCACTGGCAAAACGTGGATGCTTCTCAACGATGCGGAGCGTCAATTTCTGCACCGTGGCGTTCGCGGATTGCTGGTCATTGCTCCAAAAGGCGTCCACACCAACTGGATACGCCGCGAGGCACCGACGCACTTGAGCATCCCTTGGGCGGGCGCGGCTTATTCATCCGGTGCCGGAAAAATTTTGCTGGGCCGGATTGAAGCCCTTATGAAGCCGGGGGAGCGGTTGGCAATCCTCACGATGAACGTCGATGCCATTTCGACGGTGAAGGGCCGCGAGATTGCCGAGCGGTTTCTGCGCACGCACAAGTGCATGCTGGTCATCGATGAAAGCCAGCGCATCAAGAACAAGGATGCTGTCCGCACGCAGAAAATCAGCGATTTGGCACCGCTTTCTGTTTCACGGCGAATTGCGAGCGGGACGTTGTTGACGCAGGGGCCGCAGGATTTGTTCTCGCAGTTTCAATTCCTGCGGCACGGCCTGCTTGGAACCAACTCGTTCCGGGCGTTTGTCTCAGAATATGCCGTTCTGCTCGACAAGAGCAGCCAGTTGTATCAAGCCATTGCGCGCGGCAAACGCGGTGAGCCGCTCGTCATCCAGCGTGACCGGAACGGCAATCCGATGTATCGCAATCTCGACCGCCTTCACGAGAGGCTGCGGCCATACATGTATCGCGTTCGCAAAGAGGATTGTCTCGACCTGCCGGCAAAAATTTACAAGACGCAGTATTTTGAACTGGGGCCGTCGCACCGAGCCGCGTATGACGCATTGGCCAGCACGCTGCGCTTCCAGCATTCCGATACCGACATTGATGTCTTCACGGCACTGACCGTCATCACAAAGCTGCGGCAGGCGGCATCCGGCTATATTTTGAAAGACGGTGAGCCGGTCGCTTTGGAAGATGGTGGTGCTCGAATGGCAGCGCTCAAGGAAGTGCTTGAAGACGTTGAAGGGCAAGTCATCATCTGGGCCGGGTTCCGCGCAGAGCTGGCCGCGATTGCTGAACTGCTGACCGAAATGAAAGAGCCATTCGTTCAATACCACGGCGGCACCAGCAAAGGCGACCGTGAAACGGCGATTGACGATTTTCAGTCTGGCAAGGCTCGCTTCTTCATCGGCAATCCATCGACCGCAGGTGTCGGGTTGACGCTCACAGCCGCGCAGACAGCCATCTATTTCAGCAACACCTTCAATCTGGAACAGCGGCTTCAGAGCGAGGACAGGTGCCATCGAATTGGAACCAAATCGAACGTCATTTACATTGACTTGGTGGCTGTTGACACGATTGATGAACGTATCGCCGCCGCACTGCAAGCCAAGGAAGGCACAGCGCTGCAAGTGATAGACGGCGTGTTTTAGTTGTTCGGCGCGTGGCCGTCTCTATAGGGCGGGGCGGCGGCCACGACGCAGAGCAAGCGTTTAGACAAGAAAAACGACCGCCTATCAAAGAAATTTTTGAGTCTATCAATAAAACCTGTTTGCTTCGCAAGAAAAAGGGCCGATAAGCGAGGGACTGGAGGCGACGCGGTGTCGTTTCCAGCTTCGGAAGGAACGGAATATGGCTCGCATTCAGCCGATTGGCTTCACTGACCATTACACCCAGGCACGGGAGCGCAGCAGCAAGCTCTCTGAAACAAACGATTGCGCGGTCGTCGCACTCGCGGTCGTCACCGGCCTTGAATACGATGTTTGCCACGCGGCGCTGAAGAAGGCTGGCCGCATCGATGGGCGCGGCACCTATCGGGAACACACCGAGGCGGCACTGCTCGCTTTGGGCTTCCGCATCACCCGCTTTGGGCACTCTGACATCCAGAGGATGATTGCCACCTATCCCGGCGTCCACTGCAACCTCAAGAGCATCACGACGCATCATCCGCGCCGCTTCGCGCACTGTTTCGCCGGGTTCAAGACTTCGCTCTGGTTCAGCGAAACGCACGTCGCAGCGTTCAAGGACAACCAGCTTCACGATTGGTCGGTCAACCGGGCGCTGCGCATCAAGACCATCTGGATTGTCGAGAAGGCGGCATAATGGCTACACAGTATTTCAGCCCGGCAGACTTCGCCAATCGTGTATCGCGGCCCGCCAAAGCCGCGAGCGCCATCCCCGGAACAATGAACAGCATCATGGGGTTGCCGCGTGCCGCGCAAGGCGAGTATGAAGTCAGCGACCGTGAAGCGCGCATCATTCGCTCGCGCATTTACGAGTGCAACAAAGAGCATCCGCGCGGATACAAATTTCGCACGCTGCGCGAAGGCAACCTTTTGCTGGTTTGGAGAATCAAATAATGAAGAGCTTTGGCGAAGTGCTCGGTTGTTTTGCCATTTTCATCGTTTTTTGGGTATTGCTGGTCTTTGGTTTTGCCTTGACCGGCCAGAGTTGAGCGCGCAGCAGCGACTGAGGCAGAGAGTGGTGAATCCTTCCCTGCTGCCGTTGAAGTTGTTGCTGCACAACCGACGCCATGCCCGGCTGGCGGCTCATAAAGCCGGGCACCTTTTTGCAGGAGCGCACAATGCTTTTGGCTGACCTTGCATCGCACCCAGCGTCATACGCATTCAAGATGAATGTAGCGCCGGCAGTCAGCCGCGCCAAGAAATTTGTCATCCGGGACAGCGGGCTTGCGGCTCTGGCGGCTCTGCGCACCAACTTGCCGGAGCGGATGAACGAGTTGCGCAAAATGGCGCACCTTCCGTATGACGAAATATTCATTGAATACAATATGGGTTCATACCGCGAGTCATTCGGCGGGTCGCGCCACCAAGGCGATGAAGTCGATACATCCGGTGCCCTCATCACCAAGGTGGCAGACGACCTGTTTCAATTTCAGGTCATCGACAGCATCGGCCCGGTGCGCGGCAGCGGCAAAGTCCTGCTTTGGCCTCTCAAATATCTGATATCAACGGGCGACAATGACGTTGTTGTTGACGAGGCGATGTATCGCGTCAAAGACGGTCGCCACCCGATTGGCAGCCCGGAATATGACGCCAGTTGCTGGGGCTATACACACGCGCCAACGCAGCGAGAGACTGCCAAGTTCATGAAGCCGATGCGCAACAAGATTATGTGCATTTCAACAGTCAACTCGCACGATGACCGCGAAGTGAAGTTGCTCCAGCAGACCATCAAGGAAACGTCTGGCATCGCCCGCCACGTCATCAGCTTTTTGGCGCTGCTCAACGGCCCGGCAGAGCGCATCCAGTCCGATGTGACAGGTCGCAAGATTGTTCACGGCGTCACGCGCCGCGCAGCTGTGCCTGAATACATCACGATGCGCGTGCCCAAAAAAGTCGCAAGCTATGAGCGATTTGTTTTTAATGCTTGTAGGGATGCTGCGCGCAAACGGCTCCATGATGTGCGCGGTCATTACCGCTACCTGCGGCGCCAACCGAACGCCCTCAATTGGGAGCGTGTCGAGTTTGAAGGAAACGTCATGTGGCGTCGTTGGATTAACGCTCATGAAAGGGGCAGTGAAGAAATGGGCGATTTGCGCGGACGCACGGCGGTTGTTTACTGATGGCCGCGCCCCAACTCATCGGCGATGAAATTTACTGGAACGGCCAGTTGATGGCCATTGTCGTCAACAACGCGCGCGGCGGCACCGTTATGGGAGAGTTCATAGAATTTTTTGAAGACCCTGTGTCTGCGCTTGAAGATGAAATCGAGGACGCAGACAAGAGCGCCCACCTTTTCGCCGCCGCGCTGATGGAAGCCGCAAAGTTGAGGGCCAAAGGCTCGCTGCTGCGGCTCACCGATTTGGACGTGCTGGTTGAAGAATTGCTCGACAAGCTCGCTGATGGCCGCCTAGAACACCCCCTAAGCGCCGCGAGCGCCGGGACGCGGGTATCGCCCCGGAAGGGGCCGCGAGGGGCTTAGGGCTTGTCTAAACGAGGGAAATCAGAGGGTTACGCTAGGCGCGAGGGATAGCGAAGGGGCGAGACGGGGCAATAAAAACGCTTTGCCTATCATTAAAAATAGCGGATAAGAGGCTATCGAACAGCGCGGTGCTGAATGACCAGAAGGAACAGAAATGAACATCAAAGCAGGCGATTTCATCGTTACGCAAGAGGATGAGAGACTTCTCTGCGTTGAAGCGCGCGACACCGGTTGGGGCGATTTCATTGAAGTCGCTCGCGGCAGCATTTACAAGTTGCCGTTGCCGGGGCTGAAGCTCTGCGCAGACCAGCTCACCCCGCTGCCAGGCCAGCAGTGATGCCCGACGAACGGCAACAATATCTTGGTGACGGCGTCTATGCCAGTTTTGATGGCTATCAGATTTGGCTGGCCGCAAATCATCACGCCAATCGCGTCATCGCTCTTGAACCGGCAGTGTTCGAGGCGCTCATCAAATACGCAGCAGATTTGAAGAAAGGGAAGTCCAATGTTTCCGAAAATGCCGGTTGACGGCCACGCGGCTCTTCAATACTTCGATGAAGAGCACATTCGGGACATTTTTCGTCCTGAAAACATCGCTTCAATTCCGACACGCCGTGCCGCGCAGGCAACAGCGCAGGACGCTCTGCGCAACAGCGGCAAAGCGGTCGCTGCCATCTTTATGGTGGCCGTCAATGAGGATGGCCACTTCTGGCTGTATCGGTTCCGGCGCAACGGCGCGGCTGCCTCGATGTGGGATTTTGGGCGTGCATAACGGCGAACGCATCCTCACCGCAATCGCTCTGGCGGCCTGCGTTGCATTTGCCGGCTATGGATGGTTCATTCTTGCTCGATGGCTGTTCAAATTGGTGATGGAGTAGCCAATGGAAAAGACAATCATCAAAGTCCAGCGACCAATCATCGGCCATTATTGGCTGGCTTACGCCAACGGTCGCGTAAACGCTACGCAATTCACACCGAGCAAAGAACTGCGGAAGGCGATGAAGAATGAATACAAAGCCTTCTTTGAAGGCGAGTTTGAAAACGGCGCGTGGACGATTGGCAAGCGCGTCAAAGACCGGGAGTGGTGATGATTTGCCCGCACTGCAAAGGAACGTTGCTGTATCCGGCGCGGGCATGGCACAATGCGATGACGTATGACCGGTCGGTGCGCGTCACAACAGAATGTTGCTCAAAACCAGTGACGTTGGCGCCGGTCAAAAGCATCAGCATCAGCCCGGTCTTTGGCAACGCTGGCGAGGATGACTGGGGAGTTCCATACCTCAAAACAAAGGTCGAGGCCGATGCGGAGTGAGCCCAACGAAAATGAAATGCGGGCGCGTTCAGAGCTTATTGCCGCGAACGCATCATTGTCGATGCTGCAAGGCAAAATGGCGGTCAAAGACCAGCGAATAGCGCAGTTGATTACAGCACTCCGTGAATGCCGAGCGATTATCAATGCGCCGCAGTCGGCTGACCAGATGGACAAGCTGCGAACGGCCATCAATAATGGGCTGCGCGATAGAGTTTGAACGCATCAATAAAAACTGTTTGCTTAGCATTTCCTATCGCCTAGAAGAAAGGTGTTCGGGCGGCGCGGTGCCGTCAGACGCGGAAGGATTTGAAATGTCTTGGGACGTTGCTCACACGGAAAGCCGCGAAGGCTTTGAAATTGTTCTTGAATTTGGGCCGGAAAATACTGACCCTGCTGAGCATTTTTGCAGCGGAAATCCAGAAGCAGACCAAGAAATTTTCAATAGAATTGCGAACGGGACTTTGATGTGGTTCACCGCTCGCGTGGCAGCCAAAAAAGACGGCATTACGCTCGGTGAAGATTATCTCGGTGGCTGCTGCTATGAAAGTGCTGCTGATTTCATACGCGGTGATTATTATCAAGACATGGTTGCAATCGCAATCGAATGCGCGAAGAACACCCAAGGATGAGCGCCGTTCCAACCCAGGCCCAGTCGCAGGCAGAAAAGGCGTTCGTCATCGCCTGCGACAATCTCTATGCGCGGCTCAAGCCAGATGAAAAGATGGCAGATGAGGCTCTCGACAGCGTGACGAAAACCATCGCTGGATTTTTCGGCATCGGTTGGCGATGGCTTGCCGGCGATGAAATCATTGTTGTCTGGATTGATGGCGACAGTCAGCTCTGGCTCGACGGTCGGCAATGGCGAGCCGCAGAATAAATCTTTGGCTGGAGCAAAAAAAGTTGTTTGCTTTTCTTTGCTTTGGCCTTACAAGGGTCTGGTCAGGCGGCGCGGTGCCACCTAGCAGAAGGATTTGAAAATGAGCAAGCATCTTTGGGACGGCAACGGCACCTTCGGTCAGCCGCCGCAATCATATGCGACCTATGCCAACGCAGTCAAAAAGGCCAAGGCAGAAATCAAGGCCGAATGGCCCGTCCATTTTCTCATCGCCGCAACGACTGATGGCCGTTTCTTTCCGGTCGCCATCGGCCTCAAGGCGCTGGACTATGGGCTTCATCACCGCATGTGCGTGGCAGGGTGACATGGCAAAGTGCAAGCAGAAAGATTGGCCCGAACTGTTCGGCTATCTGAAAGCGTATGGCATCGCTCAATACGCCATCGACCGCATCGACCGCATCAAAGGCGATGACGTCACCTGCTACTATGTCGTCGCCTGGAAGGATGATGAAGGCGGCATCCATATGATGGATTTGAGCAGGACAAAAGACCGCTCGCCAATCTCGCCGCGCGGCATCGACCTATCAATTTATGGCTGGAACATGCTCAATGACGGCTTCGATGAAATCACCGAGGCCGATTGGCGGAAGCTGCGCATTTGGGATGAATGCGAAGGGTTCACCATCCCCGGCCACCCACACTATGGAGACGAATGATGCGAACTGACCCTGCGACCTCATCTGAACGATTGATGACCGATGGCACAAAAGTGCTGCTCGATGGCGAGCAGATTGCGACCTGCAAAGACGAGCAGATTGCTGCGGCCATCGCCCACGCACTGGACTTCGCTGGCGTTGCTTTCGGTCGCATACCGGCTGACGCCAACGCTGCGATGATAGCAGTGCTCTGCCGATGAACATCTTTGCGACATCAGATTGCCCAGTGGCATCGGCACAGGCGCTCGATGACAAGCGCGTCATCAAGATGATTCTGGAGACGGCGCAGCTGCTCAGTATGGCGGTCAACGGGCCATACAAGCCGACGCACCAGAACCATCCGTGTGCGATTTGGGCTTGTGCAACGCGGGCCAATGCTGCTTGGCTGTGGCGGCACGGTATGGCTTTGTGCGACATCTATTTCGTCAGATATGGCCGCGTCCACGCCTGCGCTGGACCGATTGAAGATATGCTTTCGACCATCAATGATGAAGTTCTCAACTCGATTTGCGGCGACCGCCCAACGTCTTTCCAGAACTCAGCGCGCAACGGCGAGCATAAGCTGGACTTCACGCATCTGCCAGTCCATGAAGCCTATCGCGCATATTTGGCGCGCCGCTGGTCAACAGATAAGCGATTGCCGACCTGGGGTGGACGCGCTGTGCCGCAATTCGGGCAATGGTGATAAAGCGGCCTAGAAGGCGGGCTAGAGCGCCGCGACCGATAGGCTAGGGGTTAGGGGCCGGAAGGCGCGCGAGGCGCTAGGGGCTTGTTCCCGCTCGATATATCAAGGGGCGCGGCTAGGCCCGACCGATAGCGAAGGCGGACGTTTGACCAAACTATTTTTGAGTTATTCACTAAAAACGCTTTGCCGCTCAAAGCGGAGCGCCTAAAAGGGGTTGTCAAGGCGGCGCGGTGTTGCCACGACGACAGAAGGACTTGAAATGGCTCTCGACAATCTTACTGAAGAACAAATCACTCTCATCAAGCCCATCCTCATGCAGCAGCTTCAGGAAGCCAAAAGCGAAATCAACCGGCTGTTTATGGCTAATGGGCCGGGGCCGCAGTGGGACGCTTGGAAGGTGCGCAACGCCGACAAGTATCATCGCATCAATGTCCTCAGCGACGCACTCGGTGTGGAGCGTTGGTCGTGACTGAAACCCGCCGCCAACTTTCCGATGCCGCCGCCGCGCACGCCTTCATCTGCGGCTCCAACGCAACATATACGGTGGTGAGCGAGCGCACAGGCGTTCGCTACACCTTTAAGACCCGCGAGCCGCAGGAACAGCGCAATCCAAATACGCCAGTCTTGTTCATATCCCTGCTCACCGGCAGCGACAACGAGTCGTCATATACCTACATCGGCTTCCTGTCATACAACCGGGCCAACGCCGAATACAAGTTCAACGCGAAGCGCACCAAGTTGCAGGAATTGACGGTGCCGCAGCGCGCGTTCCAGTATGTCTATGACCACGTTGCCCGGCAGCGGATGCCGGTTGGCGTTCAGTTTTGGCACGAAGGCCGGTGCTGCCGTTGCAATCGCAAGTTGACGGTGCCGAGCAGCATTGAGTCTGGCATCGGGCCAGAGTGCGCCCGCAACGTGGAAAGGTTGGCGGCGTGAAATTCTGGAAAAGGCGTCCAGTATCAGACGCGATGGCAGAAGCAAATCTGCCAACTCCAACATCTATTTTCGCAAATTTGCTTGCGATTCAGATTGCCAGCTTGCCGGCAGCAGACAAATATATTGAAGCATCGTCGCGCTGCTCATTTGAGCTGAAGATAGCTGACAAGTCGCGCGTGATTGAAGTTTCGCTTTTCAATGAGCGCTCTGATGCAAGCCTTGAAATCAGCTTCAGCGTCCACAAGCTGAAGCATCTCAAGTTGAGCATCGGGATGCCAGGCTTGCCAAAATACCGCAGCGTTGAACTCAATGTTGATGAAGCGCAAATAGTTGTTGGCCAAATCTTATCTTTGCGCGCCAGAAGCTGGCGGAAGAAGCGAGCGCGGCTCGATGCCGAAAATCAGCATAATGCCATCACCTTACTGGAGCATCTGCTGTGAAGTGGGGAGCATTTCGCGGCGCAACGGCATGGGAAGCCTATGCCTGGCGCTTCTGGGTGCGCATCAACTTCCCGCAATACTGGCAGTTTGGCACCGTCGTTCAAGTTGGCTTTGACAGGAGTGACGTTCATGACTGAATCACCAGAAGAACGCGCAAAGCAGGATGTCCATTCCGAGCTTCAGAAGCATTACGGCGATGCCGGCGTGTATGCCGCCGAGGGAAGTTGCCTGCTGGCAGAGGATTATATGAAGGGTTATGACCACTGTGTCAACCTCATCCTGCCGGCGCTGGAAGAAGAATTGTCCGCCCAGAATGGAGACTTGGGATAATGAAGCCGCACCTACTTGACGACTGGCAGCCGAACAGGTTGCGCTTCCCACTTATCGCCCAGCCAAAAGTCGATGGTGTGCGGGCGCTGAACCTCAACGGCAACCTGACAGCGCGTTCGCTCAAGCCGTTCAAGAACCGCTATTTGACGGCCCGGTTCAGTCACCCGGCGCTCATCGGCTTCGATGGCGAATTTGCGGCGGGGCCGAACAACCACCCCGATTTGTGCCGGATGACCAGTTCAGCGACCGGGACAATCGACGGTGAGCCGCACATCGTCTGGTGGCTGTTCGACTATGTCACCGATGACAACCGAAATGCGGGCTATGAGCATCGTTTGCTGCAGCTGGCAGACAGGGTGCGCCAAGTCAGCGAGGAATATCCAAACTTTGAAGTTCACCTGCGGATTATGCCGTGTCGGGTCATTTACAGCTTGGAAGAGCTTGAGGCGTTCGACACCGAGAATTTGCTTGCCGGCTTTGAAGGCACCGTCATCTGCGGCCCGGCAGCGGCGCACAAGGAAGGGCGGGCTGGCAAACAGCTCATCAAATGGCGCATCAAGCGGTTTGTTGATTTTGAATTCCTCGTGGATGAAATCATCGAAGGTGAGGAGAACCAGAATGAAGCCCAAATCAATGAGCTGGGCCGCACATTCCGTTCGAGCCACCAGGAAAACAAAGTTGCCAACGGGATGATTGGCGCGATGATTGGCCGCACAGTCGGTGTCGTCAAAGACGGTGACAAGGTGCTGTTCGAGGCAGGCCAGCAAGTGCGGGTTGGCGCCGGTTGCCTGTCGCACGACCAACGCCGCTATTTCTTTGCCAACCAAGAGGAGTTCAAAGCGAAGCTCCACAAAGCCAAATTCTTCCCCAAAGGCATCAAGGACAAGCCGCGCTTCCCAACGTGGCAGTCATTCCGGCAACGCGAGGATATGTGATGGGTATTCAGACCTCTCTGTTCATGGCCTTCATCGGGCGCGACGTGTTGCGCGGCCCTGACTGGTATCACTTCTTTTTCGTCTGGCGACCGCGCCGCGACTTGACGGCCCCAGGGATGATGGTCGCTGGCCGCCATTTTGAAGTGGCTGTTCGATTGCCGCAGTTCAAAGCGCATACCTGCAAGGTTCCGCCAACGAGGATTGCAGACCAGTGACTATGCGACACCTTGAACTTCTCAATGCCCGAATTGCGCGGCTGGAAGGGGCTTTGGCAGAGGCCAAGATTTCACTAAACGCAATCGGCCACCCAGAGCCGCACGACCCGCCTGATGCGCACATTTGCGCCGTCATCGCACGCGGTGCTTTGGTGCGAATTCAAAACAGGTTGGAGAAGAACGATGGCTGATTGGCGACCGATTGCCGAGGCACCGAAGGATGGCAGCCGCCAGTGGGTGAAGCGCGTTCATCGAAGGCAGAAGATTGCCGAAGGTTGGGCGGTCTGGAACATTAACAGCGATGATTCACCGATGCGGCATGACGATGAAAACGGCCCGGCAGACATCGCATATGCCGACACGCCAAGGTGGCTGAATGAAGACCGGCGCTACAGCTTTCCGCCACCGACACATTGGCTGCCGTCAAAAAAATAACTTTGCTTAGCAGTGAAAATATCGGATAAGGAAGGCGTCGGCGCGGTGCCGGCAGAAGGAACCTGTAATGCCTATCCCCCAGAAAGTTCACGATTTCAAAGTCGAGATTGCTTTGGACGACAAGCACTCGAACAACATCAAGACGACCATCAGCGGCCCGTCCATCTATTCGGCGGCCAAAGCGTATTGCCGCGCGAACCCGGACATCGTCGGCATCCTCTACAACGGTCGGTGGGTTGACTGAAATGGCAAACGATAATCTCCCAACGTGGCCCGGCGCATCGACTGTTTACAGCCGGTGCTACGCCATCAACATCAAGCTCTGCGCGGCAGCTTACCAAGCATGGAAAGCACTGCCGAAGCGCACGCAGCGGATGAGCGGCGGATGGCAAATCCCCGAATGCGTGACCGACTGCATCGCGGCTCTCAAGGTTGGCGATGAAGAGGCACTGAAGGCGTATGTCCACCAACACCTCGACTTGGCGCTGGCCGCAGAGGCCGAAAAGCGCGCAGCGGAACAATTCAAAGCTGGCCTGCTTGTGGCCGCAGCGGAGTGGCAACGATAATGACACAGCAACCAAACACCTTTGCCGTCATCCCCTGGACGCAGACCCGCGACACGCGTGCGAAGCGTGGCACCCCGAAAACCAAGGTCGGCGACCAGCTTTGGCGCATCCAGTGGACGCATCCATTTGGCCTGGTGCACTTCTGCTGGGAGTATCTTGACCGCGATTACTGCCAGCACGTCTGCGACAAGATGATGCGCCAGACGCTTCGCCCCGGTGAACTCGAAGCCAACTGGCGCGAGCCATCATCCGAGAAATTCTATGTGACAGCGCGCACCGCAGATTGAGGGGATTGCAATGAGTATCGTTGAAACGCTGATTGGGGCCGTCGCGGCTGTCGCCGTCGCGCAGATTATTGGTCGAGCATTGATGAGCGCCGGCAAAGCGGTGGAGGCCAGCGCGGCTGTCGCCAAGGACGCGGCGTGGCTTATCGCAGACGCTGAACAGCGAGCGCAGATTGAATGCGACGATGACGTTGACGAGCCGCAGCCGACTTTGAAGAGCCGGTATGAAGTGGTCGGCGACAATGTTTTTGCTATCAAGCCGAAGGTGAAATGATGGACGCCAACGCAATCGCATCAGAGCTGACGCCACTCGAAGCCGATGCGCTCATCAGGTGCTGCGAGCGCGGCTCGACACGCACGAATGATTCTGGGCTGGTTGACACGCTTTTGAGCGGGTTGTGCGGCAAAGTCAGCGAAGGCATCACGAATGGCTGGCTAGTTGAATGGTCGATGAACCCCGGCTTTCGAGAGGATGCCTACAGCAACCTTTACAAGCCAACGGGATTAGGCAAAGCGGTCGGTGCCATCCTGTTGGTCAATCGAGGTGACGTGGAATGAAAGTCGTTCAATGGCCGCAGGATTAACTTTGCGCACTCACTAATATCGCTTCCCGGTGCGCCGGAATAGGCGGATTATAGTCGCCCGGTTCATGCCGGTGGAGCTATAGGGGAATTTATGAGTGACTTGAAAGACCGTCTGCGCACGGCGGTCGATGAGGCGTCTGCGCTGAAATCCAAGCTGACAATGCTTCAAGAAGAAGCAGAGGCGGCGGCTAACGCCCTGAAAACGCTGACCCGCGAGCGCATCCCGGAGATTATGGATGAGGTCGGCGTCACCAAAATCAAGCTCGATGACGGCACGACCATCGACCTGCGCAATCAGTGCACAGCATCAATCGTTGACAATGAAGGGGCCGTTGCGTTCCTCGATGCTAACGGCTTTGGCGGCATCGTCCGCACAGAGCTGAAACTCATCTTTGCCGGAACAGACCGCGAACGCGCAACCGAGGCCGCAGAGAAGCTGGCCGGTTTGGGCTATGAGTGCGAAGGCAAGACAACAGTTCATCCGATGACCCTCAAATCATGGGCGAGGGAGCGGATTGAAAATGGAGAGCAGTTGCCGCCCGACTGCTTCTCCATATTCCCATTCGTTGAGGCGGTAATCAAAGCAGGAAAGTGAGCTAAGCAATGGCAGGCAAAGACGTGGCCGGGAAGCCGGTTGAAGAAGAAGTGAAGACGACCGCATTGGTCGAAGCTGGCGGAGTGGACTGGCAATCCGATGCCGGCAAGGGGATGGAAGGCGCGGACAGCGAAACCTTTGCCATCCCGTTCATCCGCATTCTCCAGAAGGGGTCGCCGCAGTGCGATGAGGATGATGGCGCATACATCGAAGGCGCAAAGCCGGGCATGTTCCTCGACACCGTCAGTGGGCGGCTGTATGACGGCAAGGAAAAGGGCATCGACCTGGTGCCGTGTTCCTTTGAACGCCGTATTCTGCGCTGGGGGCCGCGCGGTGGTGAAGGCGGCGGTCTGAAGGGCATCTATCTGCCTGAACAGGTTGACAAGATGCAGGCTGATGGCATCGTCAAGGAACTGGATGGCCGTCTGTATGTCGTTGCCAACAAGGATGAAACGCCTGACCCCAAGCGCAGTGACCGGCTCAGCGATACCCGGTCACACTACTGCCTGATGATGGTCGATGGGGCGGTCAGCGAAGTGCTCATCGCTCTGGCATCAACCCAAATCAAGAAGTCACGGCAGCTGATGTCGATGCTGCGGCAAGTGGTCGTCAATGGCCTCAACCCGCCGACCTTTGCGAACGTCGTCCATGCCACCACGGTGCCTGAATCAAACGACCAGGGTTCGTGGCACGGCATCCGCTTCGCGCAGAACGGCTTTGTCACGAACAAGGCAATCTATGACCGGGCAAAGGCGTTCAACGCGGCGCTGGCCGCCGGCACCGTTCGCGCCAACTACGAACAGACTGCCGAAGGCGGCGATGACAGCAGGTTCTGATGCCGTTACTTACGGTGAGCGGCTGATTACTTAGGCGCTCACCGTAATCTGACGCGAATACTTAGGCGTTACTTCGGCGTTACTTGATTGTGCGTTGAGGTGACGCCTAAGCTGCTTTTGGGAAGATGTATGACATTGCGTGAGATAGCAAACTGGATTGCTGCGGCTGAGCCGCGCCAGACGAAAACATATCACCGAGGGTTCTTTGCGGTTGACGCACTGCTGTCTGCGGACATGCGAAGCTCCCGCAATCTGCTGTTGATGGCAGAGGACAAGGGATTGATTGACCTCGTTCAACGAAAGCTGTCGGTGGCCGAATTTGAATATACGATGACGCGCCGCCGCAAGCCGTGGCAGCATAGCGCCGAAATGCTGCTGCTGGAAAGCGCAAAAAGGGATATGTTTAAGGAACGGGCGGAACGGGGCTAGGAGCGCCGGAAGCGGGCGGCTGGGGGTAGGTAGCGGGGAAGGCCCTAGACGCGCTTAAAACATGTTCTAACCGGCGCGGCGGCGGTAGCGAGGGGCGGGCGCGAGGCGCGAAGCGGGGCGCTGAGACAAGGATTGGCGGGAGCTAAACAATCGTGGTGGCGGCAAACATATATGGATGAAGCGGCAGAATGGGAATCATTCTTCGGTGCGATGGGCAAATACGTGCCGCGCGACGCAAGATTGATGATATGTCAATTCCGGGGTGACCCGAATGACATCGAGAAGCAGAATTGGGCGGCCAAGACTTATGGACCCGGCAAGATTGACGAGGGCGCCAACGTCTATGTTTGCGTCTCGGCGATGAAGCAGAATGAGCGCGGTGAATATCGCCGCCGCAAAGAGAATTTTGCTGGCGGCCTCTGCCTGATGATTGATGATATTGGCACCGGGGCTGGCGCCAAATTTTCAATGGACATCATATCGGTGTTGCCGTGCACCGCACTCATCGAAACATCGAAAGACAATTATCAGGCAGTCTATATGTTCGACTGCGCCGTGACTGACATCGGCCTATTTGAGCGCCTCATCAAAGGCTTCATTGATAAGCAGTTTATGGGCAATGACCCCGGAATGGCGGGCGTCAACCGCGTTTTCAGGCCGCCAGTTGGAGTGAACGGGAAGCCGAAGCACCGGACTGCGAACGGCAAACAGTGGAAGGTGAGGCTGGCATCGCTGGACGCTGACCGACGATATGCGCCCGAAGCACTGGCTGCGGCATTTGGCGTTGACCTGACAGCGCCGGTCGTCAATCGAGGGATGCCGCGCGGCGCGACTGTCGATAAGCAAGACAGCATCCTCGCATTCAGGAATGTGCGCAAGGCACTGCGGCAGGCGAAGATGCTCAAGACACTGATGGCCGATATGGCAGGGTGGTCGCAGATTGTTTGCCCTTGGACTGATGAGCATTCAGGGGCTGCCAACAGCGGTGCCGCGATACGCGAGCCAAATGAAGAGAATGGGTGGACGGGTGCTTTCCGATGCCACCACGGTCACTGCGCTGATAAGGGCTGGCGACACCTTACTGAATGGGTCGCAGAGCAAGATGAAGCAATTCTTGAAGCGGCGAACGAAAATGCTGGGGAATGGGAGAAGTGGCAATGAGCGACGACAATGACCCGTATGATGACGAGCTTGCGGCCAAAGCTGAAGCGCACATCGATGACTATATTGACAGGACGCCGCGCCCAGAAGATTTTGTCTTTGACCTTCCAAGTGAGAAGTTCATCGATGTAAAGAGCGGCGCGATGGTGGCAGCCGCGACTGTAAATGGCGTCATTCCACGAGAGTTTTGGCGCTCATTCGAGGACGATGAAGGCGAAATTGTTTTCGTCAAGCCGACGATTGACATCATGAACCCGGAATTTGGGCGATTGGTGTATGGCCGAACATGGTGGCCTGGCATGCCGCAGATTATTGCGCGGTATATGTGCAGCGATGGGGAGTTGCGCGAGGCCCCCAATATGAAGGTCTTCAATGAATACCTGCCGCCCATTGCAGTTGATGCGGATTGGGAAGGTGACGCAGGGCCGTATATCAATCATATCGAACAACTTTTCCCAAATGAGGTTGAACGTCAGATGCTGCTTGACCGGCTTGCGTTCAAAGTTCAATTCCCTGACCGGAAGTTGAACGGCTTGTGCGTCATTCACGGGCCGCAGGGCAGCGGCAAAGATACTCTGTTTGTGCCCTTCCAGCATTGGCTCGGCAACAGCTTAATGAAAACGGTGAAAGGAAGCAAAGCGGGCGGCAGGTTCAATGCTTGGGTTCGGTCATTGCTGGTCGTCATTAACGAAACGAGCAGCCGCGAGCAGAGTAGTGTCGAGCTATATGAGGCGCTCAAAGATGTCACGGTCGCGCCGCCGCTGTTCATTCCGGTTGAACGGAAGGGCATAGATGAGTATGAGGTCGCCAATCGAGTTGCGTTGTTCACAACGACCAATCATCCATTCTCGCTTCATATTGAGGACGATGACCGGAGATTGACGTTGCTTCATGCCGCGCGCAAGGCTGAGGAATGGCCAGACGGGTATTTTGAACGCTTTTATGCGTGGATGAATGGCGGCGGCTGGAAGCATGCCATCCATTGGCTGAGCCGCCGGGATTTGCACGCGTTCAATCCGAGCGCCAAAGCACCGACGACTGAATCAAAAGAGGCTCTGCGCGAGTTGGTGAGCAATGTCCGGCGAACGCCTTTGGATGACTATTTGGAGAATTACTTTGAAGCTCAAGGCAACCCGGATGTGTTCATCACAAATGAATTTCGGGCATATATCGAGGATTCAGCGTCGATAAATGATGACTCAAAGATGATTGACAAGTTGGTGTTCGGCAAAAGTTTTCCGCACAAGATGCGCGAGCATGGTTACTATGGCATCGGTCGTGTTCGAGTTGACAATGAGCGGTTCAATGGCGTCTATGTTACGGATAAGGTGATTATCAAAAACCAAGCTGATTTTGCCAAAAGCTGGCTGTCGCGCAATCGTTGCGGAAATATGACCGTGCCTGCGGATTTGTCGAAATGGAAGAAGCGAGCCGCGCCAGTGCTGACCGCCAATACCAAAACTGAGAATGACGAGCCATTCTGATGAAGGGCGTGATGCGAGCCGCAGCCCAGCTGCACCTGGGTCGCGGCCCAGCTCTAGCCCAGCACAAAAAAACTTGCTAACCCCTTGTTTTTCTTATCTTTTATTCTCTTTTAGTCCCAGCAGCCCAGCTAGAAAGGTAAAAAGGATAGAGAAAATTAGAAAGGCAATTCTGTCTGAGATTGGCGCGGCTCGCGCATATACGCATAGGCGGGCATAGGCGCGCGCCCGCGAGGCTCGCTAAAAGGGAACCTGCGGCCCAGCTGGGTTCCTGGGAAAAAATCAGCTTTTTATCCTTATTTTTCAGGGGCTTACGTCGTATTTTCGTGCTGGGCTTTAGCTGGGCCGCTGCTGGGCTAGAGCTGGGCCGGAACCGCCAAAAAGGAGTAATTTAATGCCGAAAACACGTCAAGAAGTGTATAACGACAAAAGATGGTGGCCTCTGCGCCAGAAAGTGCTGCGGCTCGCAGGTCATCGGTGTAGTCACTGCGGAGCGAGCATAACCGGCAAGGGCAAAGCTCGAATTGACCACATCAAGAGTGTTGAGTCGCGGCCAGACCTTGCTTATGTTGAGTCCAACCTACGCGCCCTGTGCGTCCCGTGCGACAATGCCAGACATTCAGAGAAGGGTGGTGGACGTGCAATTGGCCGCCAACAACTCGGTGCTGACGGCTGGCCTGTCGATGATTTTGGATGACAACAGTGCGGTGATGATGACGCTGCCAACCAAATCGGGGGTTATGCGACGATGACAACCAAATCGGTCGTCATTCCGGCATTGGCGGTCATTCCGCGCGGCTCACTCAGTATTGAACGCCGAGCTTCACCGCCTCAACCATGGATGCGCAAGGCAACCACTTCTCGCCATAATAAGTTGGGTGGTAGCAGAACCACTCATTCGACGCGCCGCCAGAGTCCCGCCCGCCAACAACAATGAAGGTGTGATGGTCGTCATACTTGACTTCCCACCGGCCCGCAGAAACTGGCTTGATGGTGATTGTGTCGCAGTTAATGAAATGCTGGCGACCGTTGATTTTGACGAGGGCCATTTTACTTCCAATCGAATTTTGAAGCTTGATAATCCAAATAATCGCGGTGCTCATCTTGGACATACTTTACAAAATCAGCTGCGTGCGAGTTGAGCTTCACGTCGATGCCTTGCTCGGTGAATTTCTGGATGAGTTCGATTGTGCCGCCTTCATACCGCTTGGCGCGGCTATTGGGGCCGATAATGACGACTGGGCACTCAAACTCCCATTCACAATCTGCGACAAAAAACCTTGCAACTTTGACTTCGCCAAATTCGGTGACGGCGATGAAATCGCTGCGCTCAAATTCGTTGAAGATTGGGCAGATATGGGTCATTTGGACACCTCATTGTCGAGGCGGCGAACTTTGCCCATCAAACGCTGCGCCGATTCAGACGTGCCATTGTAGAGATTGATAATGGCATCCACGTCCTTTGCGACATCGCCGCCGTGCTTTGCTTCGCGGATGACCCGGAGCACGAAATGCTCGAACATGCTGCGCGTCGATTCATAAACGTCTTTGTCCATCTGCTCTTGGAGCTTGAGCTCATCTTCAGTGAAACGCTTCATTATCTTGCCTTCTGATTTATTGGCCGGAACCGCTCCAACCAATTCTTGTATCCTAGACGCTTGACAGTGCTAAGCAAACAAGTATTTTTGAATGCTATCAACCCGGTAGTGATTCTGCAAAAGTGCGATGAAATTGTCGCTCAACTGCTGGATTTCAACCAACTCGGTGGATTGTAACCAACTCGGTAGTCATTTCCGTCATTCTGTTGATTTTTTGGACGGGTGCCGCGTCATCGCGTCATTTTGGGCGTCATTCCGTCACTCTCGACATCATTACACCATAAGTTGTTGAAATCCCACATCATTCCGTCAAAAACCGCATAACCCATTGAAATTGATGAATAATTTTGATGTTCTGAGGGGTTGAGGGGTTGAGGACAGCCTAGGGCCGCGTCTAGGGCCACGAGGGCCGCCTAGGGCCGCCTAGGGACACGAGGGCCGCCTAGGGCCGCCTAGGGCCGCCTAGTCTCCACGAGGGCCGCCTAGGGCCGCCTAGGGCCGCCTAGGGCCGCCTGTCGCCGCGTGGCCTTATATAGCGAAAAATTTGTGTCTGCTAACCCACTGAAAACGCTGTATAATAAAAAAAGTTGTCCGATACACAAAAAAAGTTGTTGAGAGGGGTTTACTTGTCCGGCCCAAGCTCCTACATAGGGGTTGTCGCTGGGCGGTTCCAGCGGCAACCGGGCACTTCAGCCCACTTTGAAGGACAGACTATCATGACCAAGAACAACGCACTCGGTGTTTCGCTTTCCTGGAACAACGCAGAAACGCGCATCGCTCGCAGCACCCGCTCCAGCGTCATCGTCGCGGGCACCGAGTATCGCTCCACCGCCGCAGCATTCGCCGCACTCTTTCCCAACGCCAGCATCGCGGCTCACCAGAAATTCCGCAAAGCTCTCGTTCAGGACGGCAGCCGCATCGACAGCGAGGGCCGCTTGTGGGTCGCAAAGACAACGCGCAACGGCCAGCCGGTCATCGCGCCGGTCATCGAGCAGCCCGCAGAGGCTCAGGACGCAACAGAAGAGCAGGCCGCAGCCATCGTCGCGGGCATCATCGCCCTCACCGGCGAACACATCGAGCAGCCCGCAGAAGAGCAGGCAGAAGAGCCCAAGCAGCGCCGCACTCGCAAGTAACGGCCAGCCCCTCTCACCTCAGCGCCGCGCCTCACCAGCGCGGCGCTTTTTTGTGCCCTCAAAACATCATTAATCTTTCATTAACCTTTTGTTAAGTGATGCCGACCCGTCGGCGTTGTTAACACTTCATTAACTTTGTCGCGAATGAGTCGCGCCTGCCCGGTCACGTTGCCTTCCACCCCCACTCATAAATCTTTCATTAACTATTCTTAGTGATGGGATGAGGCGCGATGACGGGCCATCAAACGTCAATTCAATCAACAACTTATGCCTTGGGGCTGATGACGCGTTGCGCCGGTGGGTGAGGGGGGATATGACGCCGCGCCGCAAGAGAAACCAAGCGCCCCGGATTGTCTGCAATTAATGCATACCGAGGCGTCAAGCCTTGGCAGAGTGTTAAAGGGCTTTCCTCTGCGCTATCGCTAGGGCAAGATACCAATATGTCCAACTCAGGCCGACTCACAGACTTAAACGCATCCGCCGGTCAGGCCCAGTTGCTCGAAGATGCGGGCAAAATGCATGACCCACCACCGGGCTTCCTGCTGCATTCCGACGATGAGCGGGCTGTGTGGGAAATGCTTATGCAGACGCGCGCGTTCAAGTCGTGGACGCCAGCAGATTTGATTGTTGCCTACAGGGTCGTGCGGCTTGAGATGCTGATTCGCAAGGGTTCCGCAACACTCGATAACTTTATGATGCAGGGCGCAGACCCATTCGATGAGGACAGCATTGCCTTCAGCTACAACAAGCAGTTGATGGTCGCGCAGAAAAACCAAGTGTTCATGCTGCGCGCGCTCGGCTTCACTCGTGGGATGTTGCCAAACGATGCCACAGGCACAAAGCGCGCGATGGCGGAACGCGAAATGAACGACACCCTCAATAACATGCCCTCATTCTTGGCCAACCGATGAAACGTATTGAATTCATCGACCCAAATGAATTTGAACCTGGCGCACCACTTTCCATAACGCCAGAAATCCTCGCGGCTATCCGGTGCCTCGAAATGGAAAAACTGAAACCGCGCAACTGGCGCCTTTTGCCGGACAATGAACTCACAACGGCAGAAGCATCCATGCGTCTGCTCGAAACTGTAGCCAAGGTGCCGAGCGGCAATCTTGTCGGCAGACCGCTGCGGTTTATGTTCTTTCAAGAAATCATCTTCTACATCCTGCTCGATGTCAAACCGGCAATCTTTGCCCTATCAATGGCGCGACGCAACGGCAAGACGTTCATTCTCGCTTGCATCGTAATCATCCATCTTGTCTCGCACATCGCAATCCACAACAGCATCATCGCCAGCGCGGCAATGAGCCGTGACCAAGCAGCACTCATCTACAAAGAGATTGAGAACATGCTTGCCATCAGCCCGCAACTACAGCCATTCATCAAGGCTGTTCCGAGCGGCAAGCGCCTGACTGGAATCATCCGCCGCGTTGAATACATGGCATTGGCAGCGGAAGCCCGCACCGGCTTTGGTCGCAGCTACAAGCTCGTTGTTCTTGATGAAGCAGGCCAAATCGTCGGCCCAGACAATGACTATGTCTCGATGCTCCGCTCCAGCCAAGGCTCGGTTGAAGACCCTGTGTTCGCCATAATCTCAACTCAAGCCGCGAGCGACAGCGATTATCTGAGCGTCACCATCGACGCAGCAACCCGCGACCAATCGCCGAACACAGCAGTGCTCGTTTTTGAAACTCCAAAGCACATGGAGCTTGATGACGAAGTTGGCTGGTATTACAGCAACCCCGGCCTCGGAGTGTTCCGGTCAATCAAGGATATGGCACAACAGGCCTACACAGCAAAGCAAATCCCAGAAAGTGAAGCCAGGTTCCGCAACCTGAATTTGAATCAGCGTGTGGCGCGGCACGGCCTATGGCTTCCACCGGGGCCGTGGAAAGATGGCCGGGATGATGTTGACATCGGAGTGTTCCGCAATCGCAGAGTGACGCTCGGCATTGACCTTTCAACGCGCACCGACCTTACATCAGCGTGCCTCGCTGCCGAGGATGATGAAGGGATAACACACCTGATGTCATTCTCGTTCGCTCCAGAAATCGGGGTCGAGCAACGCGAAATGCGCGACAAGGCGCCATACCAGCTTTGGTCAACGCAAGGGCTTCTCCAACTTGTCCCCGGCAGCATCATCACTTATGACTGGGTCGCAGAGTATCTGAAGAAGTGGTGCGATGACCACGGCATTGACGTGACCGATGTTTGCTTTGACCGCTGGCGCATCGAGCAATTCAAGAAGGATTGCGCACGCATTGGCGCCTTCCAGACAGCCGATTGGCACTCTGTCGGTCAGGGCTTCAAAGACATGAGTCCTCGGATGGAGCACTTTGAAGCAATCGTAATGGGTCGGCGTGTGCGGCATGGCGGCAATCCTTTGCTGAACATGGCTGTCGGCGCAGCAGTAGCACAGCGTGACCCGGCAGGCAACCGCAAGATTGCAAAGGAAAAGTCCAGCCAGCGCATCGACCCTATCGTGGCAGCGGTGATGGCTGCGTTCGGCGCAAACCAGTCCCAAGAACTGGACGAAATGGCTTGGATTGCCTAAACAGCGCAGATTAAAAAAAGGTCTTTCTTTGCCATCGCCTATCCCCTATAAGGGGTCTGCATCTGGTTGGTTTTAGCTCCACCCTGCATTGCGCCGCTTCTCACCCGCGTTGGTATCCCCCTGCCATCGCGGGTGAGTTTCGTTTTGGCGCTGCCCGAAATAATTTGGGCAAAGTCGTGTTTTCCGCTTGACTCTGCTTTCCGAATCAAGATACTCAACCGGATAACGAGCGTGGGGACGATTCAAGCGATGGCCAACGGCCTCAAAACTGCGACAGC